GATTTGGGCGCGTGCGGAAAAGCCGAATTGCGCCGTTCCCACATGCATCTACGTTTGAATGGTCTTATGAGGCTTTCTCAAACCTCTATGGCCGAGATGTTGTGGAAGAGGCAAGCGTCCCAATCGACTTGGCCACGCCCGAGCAGGTTGCCGAAATCAACCGATTGCTTGAGGTAGTAAAGCTCGAAGAAGGCACCGTCGAGAAATGGCTGGCGACAGCCAACGTTTCATCATGGGACGAGATGCCAAGCGAGAGAATGACAAAGGCTATTGATCATCTGAAAGGCCGCTTGGCGGCATAAAAGGAGAACCATCATGCGCGTTACACCCCTTTCCGAAAAAGAAGCCGACGAACAATCCTCCAATCTCTGGTCTGACGGTGATTACGATTTCCAGGTCAAATCTGCGGAAGAGAAAGAAAGCTCCAGTGGCAATGATATGTTTGCATTGGAGGTATGGATTTTCGATAGCGACGGAAATCGCAAAATGCTGTTTGATTATTTGGTGAATGCAGAGAAGTCGGCATGGAAGATCCGACACTTTGCGGCATCATGTGGTCTGCTGCGATCTTACGAGAATGGCACGCTGGAAGAAGGCGAGATGATCGATCGTGTCGGTCGTTGCACCATTGGCACACAAGCCGCCAAGGATGGTTATCCGGCGAAGAATGTAATCCGTGGATATATCAAGGCTTCGGGAACGTCCGAGTCACAGCCGGTTGCACGCACCCCTACGCGCGCAAAAGCGCCAGCAGTCGATCTAGACGACGAAATTCCGTTCTAAATGACACTTGCGTGGAACGACAAACTGGCTCGCACCGAAGAGTTCGTGCGAGACACACTCCGGCTTATGGGACAATCGAAGGATGCAGATGATGCCGAGTTTGTCCGCGCCGTCGCAATCAAGGTGGCAATCAGCATAGGGCGGGTGAAGCTACCGCCAGTCACGGAGGACTTTCGGTGACAAATAGCAAAACCGATACGACCAAACGGCGCAGGCCGAAATCCTACTGGACTGGCGTGTCACTCCACAGCGAAGCATCCAAGGATGTCCTGCGGTCCTGGTTCGCCCCGATGGCAGACGACATGACGCCATACAAGGGCGAGATACTTTGCGATGTGGATACCGATCGTGAGAAGAAACTGCGGGCTTTCATGATAGACAAGGGAGGCAAGCATTATCAGTTCACGCGAACACGTGGTGGTAGCCAGTATAGCATAGCCATGAAGCGCATTATGGAAAATCACCATGCCAAAGAATGAGACGATCCCGCCGCATCCGCTGGTGGTAGATAGCGAGACGAAGCTGTGCCGTTACGCCACGCAAGACGATATCAGGCGCTGGGAGAGCATGGAGATGCGATACAGAAGCCTACTCGCGGCAATGAAGTATGCGCTTGGAGATCAACCCGATGCCGAATGATACAACCGCCACCATGATCTGCCGCGCCTGCATTCATCTGGTCGTCTGCGAGACATCGCGCATGTGCTGTCCGCATTGCGCGAGCGACCAGTTCGATATGGTTGGGCGCACGACATGCGAGCTGTGGACGCATGACGATGTGCGGCCCGTGCTGGAGCGGGAGGCAGTGCGGGGTGGGTGAGTCAGCCTCCGAACAAGCGTGGGAGAACACCGGGAAGCAGCAACACGCATACTTTCTGGCACTCCGTATCGAACGAGCCGCTTGGTTGCGGCGCACGAGAGAGACGCTGTGGGACAGATGGGGCGGACATTGCGCCATCTGTTCCTGTGATCTGCCCATCCGCAACATGACAATCGACCACATTTGCCCGAAACGCCATGGCGGGAGTGACGAGATCCACAATCTGCGTCCGCTGTGCAAGCGCTGCCACGAGGAATTGAACTGGCACGATCAATGCCTTGGTGCCCTGCTTTTGTCATGGATAGTGGCGCATGCCTGAGCGCACAGCCGTTCTGCCAAGGCCCAGCGCCCTGCCGGCTGGCGCGCTGCCGCGTGGCATGGGACGCGAGGCGGCGGCTGAATACGTCGGCGTGGGCACCACCAAGTTCGACGAGATGATCGCCGTCGGCCTGATGCCACGGCCGAAGCACATTGGCGCCAGGCGGGTATGGGATCGGGTTGCGCTGGACGCCGCCTTCGAAGCGTTGCCTACTGAGGCGGAACGAAACCCTTGGGACGAGATGTGACCCTCCTAAGCCTGCAGTACGTCAACCGCTTCTACGATCGCCACGGCCGGCTGCGCTTCTACTTTCGGCGGCGCGGTAAGCGCATTCCCCTACCAGGCGCCCCAGGCTCGAGCGAGTTCATGGCAGCATATCAGGCCGCGCTCCAGGGCATCAAAGAGACCACTCCGGCGCCGATCGGGAAGGCCAGCACGATCGCAGAACTGGCGGCGTCCTGGCGGGCTTCGGCGTCGTTCACCAACCTGTCAGCATCCACCAAGGCGGTGTATCGCCGGATCTTGGATAGCCTGACCGCTGCCCATGGCGACAAACCGGCCAGGCTGATCGAGCGCCGCCATGTCGCCCGCATGATCGACCAGAAGGCCACAACCCCCGCCGCGGCAAATCGGCTTCTGTCTGTGCTGCACCTGATGATGGCGCACGCCATTCGGGAGGAGGTGCGCGAGGACGACCCCACCGTGCACATCGACCGCGTGCACTATGACAAGAAGGGCTTCGCGCCATGGACTGAGGCGGACATAGCTGCATTCGAGGCCAAATGGCCGCTCGGCACACGTGCGCGGCTGGCACTGGCCCTTCTGCTCTACACAGCCCAGCGCCGGTCAGACGTGATCCGCATGGGGCCGCAGCATGTTACAGGCGACACGATTGCTGTGGTGCAGCAAAAGACCAAGGAGCCGCTGCTGCTGATGGTGCATCCCGAGCTATTGGCTGCGATCAAGGCATGCGGCCTGACCGGCAACACGACGTTCCTCATCACCCAGCGCGGCGATCCGTTCGCGTCGGGGAATGCCTTCTACAACTGGTTCATCGACTGCGCCCGAGCGTCCGGCGTGGCAAAGTCGCCACACGGACTGCGCAAGGCGGCGGCCAGGCGTGTGGCAGAAGGCGGCGGGACAGCTCGCCAGATCATGGCCGTGACTGGCCACCGCACGCTGTCAGAGGCCGAGCGATACACTCGCGACGTGGATCAGGAGAACATGGCGCGCACAGCGATCGGCATGATGGGTGGCAAACCTAAGCCAGGAAAGTGACAAACCTTTCCATTTTCCGTTTAGTTTTCAATGACTTATGCGGGACGGTGGTGGAGCTGAGGGGAGCGCCACGTTTGTGGGTAATCAGCGCCTTAGACTGACAACCCCCAAGTTTATCCACCGCACGTTTACGGGGCATTTCGAGTGGAGTGGCAAACCTTCTGGCCCCTACGCCACCCCCGCCCGAATCGCCGCAACGTACGCCTCTGCCGTTGGCGGCATCACCAGCTCGCCGCACATTGCACTACGCTCCCACGACTGCTCGTAGCAGCACCTGACGCTGCCCCATCGAAGCGCTGGCGCCATCAACCCCAAAGGATTTGCGGCGATCCATCTGAAGTGCCCTAGGTCAAATTCTGGCATGGGGTGCGGGGCGCCTACCGGAGGGTCTTAGCGCCGACCTGGATCAGACGTTAGCCAGTCGGAAATTCCCTTCCCAGCCCATAGCGCTAGGGAAGTCGCCACCCAGGTTGCGAACGACAGGTCGTGAGCGATTGATCGGCTGATCGCACCAGATACCAGAAGCACGATGATAGCGGCCACTACTCTCATCGGGGTTTAGAGTTCGTCGCGCCAGTCGCGGACGGGAGGAGTGTTCTGCAACCTTTGTTGCATCTCGCGGTAGCGCTCTTCCACTTCTTTCTCCCTCGCCTCAACTTCTCGAAGCCACATCATGACGATGCGCAGAGCTTCTCTGACGTTGCTCGGCGGCTCCTCACGCGGGAGATTCAAGATAACTCGCATCGTGCGTTCCTAGTTCGGGGTTTCGTTCGGTCGGGGCAGCGCCGGTAGCTGTGCTGCTAAAGGCCCTCGGCGTTACCATGACCGAGGCCCGAACTTGGGGTTTCGGTTCAGCGTCAGAAGGGATCGGTTTCAGTCCAGGCGAACCGTCGAGCGTCAATCTCATCCAACTCAGCCCGCACGTCCTCACGACACGCCTTGATCGCATCCTGCACGTCATCCATTTCGCGCAGTATCCACGCTGCGTTCGTCTCCTGCTGCTCAACGGGCAACTCGGGATTGACGCTAAGCATTCCCCACCGACCAGCCTTACCAAGCGCCGCCTGTAACTCGCCGAGTTCTTCGACCAACTTGAACAAGCGTTGGTTGCGATCCTTCGGCACATACTGAGGCTTCATCATCTCGTCTTCTCCGGAGGGTTTAGGCGTTGCGCATGTCGGAATAGCGATAGCGAAAGCCTTGACTGGCCAGCCCCCGCCTGGTGTGAGGTTCCTTCCTGTCGGTTGGGAACGGTTCAATTCTACGAACCGCCACCATGTTACCCGCCTCATGATCTCTCTGACCGGCCACCGGATCGAACCATAAATCCGTTACCACATAGAATGTCACCGCCCGCTCTCCATGCCACGTCATGCGCTTTGACAGCTCATTGCCAACCTTAATGTCACTAAAGCGAAGGGCGCGAGGTTTGGCCCGACGTTTACGCTGCGGGGGCTCCGCATCAAAAGTGCCATCACTAGTATAAATGCGCGTCATCGGTGTTACGTTACGCGCTTGACGCACAGCTTTATCGCGCGCGCCGCAGCAATCAGCTCTGTTCGTTTTTCCTCGTCTCCGCCAGGACGCCCGATCATCCGCGTCAGTTCGGTCTGCATGCGGGAAAGCAGGCGACGTTCTCTGGTACCCGTCGCCTGCCCCAGAACAGAAGTAGCTAGCTTCCGTTTCCGATCTGACCGCCCGGAGGCGGCCAACACTGAGTGGCCGCTATGCGCCAACAGTGTCCCGGCAGCGCGCTTAGCAACGGAGCGCGCAAAATCACGTGGGATAGACCAGCGCGGATGTGCATGCACTGTATTGTGCACCGCGCCTACGACGGCTCGATAAGCGATTGTGTGCGATAGTTCGGGCATGGAGCGCTATCCGGGGTTTGATTACGCGCAGGCGAAGGGGTCGAAGCCTGTGCGGTCCTGGTCATAGTCCGCATCGGTTGGCTTGCCTGGATCATCACCCCATGCTGGGTTCCAGTTAGCGCGAATGCTTCCTGCCGTAGTGGCGTCGCCGCCCTGTTCGACAAAACGTGCCATCATCTCACGGCACATCTGGACGCCGCGCCGGAAGCACTCCATTCCAATCTCGCCTACGCGATCTTCCGTGAAGCCGATATCCTCGTCTCCACCATCGCCCCATGCTTCGTAGCTCATGTTATCTCCGTATGGGCCGCTTGCTGCTTTTCGATCAATGCATCAACCGCGTTCGGTGAAAGTCTGTTGTCGATCGAGATCGCCAGCAATTCGTCGAACGTGTAGACGCCCTGCAAATAGACGCCAGACCGGTCCGGTAAGAACTCTGGGGCACGCTTAGCTAGATGTGTCATCTTCGTCTCCGGGGTTCCGTTCGCCAACGGCTATCTTGCGTTGACACCACCCTATTTACCGGCTACCGAGATTGATGTCAACATCCGTCAACAGTGCGTTGACATTTTCCTCGGAGCAAAGTAGGTTACGCCATGGCAAAAGACGAGAGAATAGCTGTGCGCTTGGACGCGCAGACCAAAGAAGCTCTGGCCAAGGCGGCTGAGAAAGACGGACGGTCTATCTCATCCATGGTCGAGAGAATCGTTTCCGAGTGGCTCAAGAGGCAGCCCCGTGGCAGAAAGTAAGGAGATCGCTCGTGGCTGACGGAAAATTCCAAACGACCCGAGACCCAGAGTTGACAGATGGCATGAGCGCGTGCCTCGTAGACCGTGCGGCAGATTGCATAACCAGAGGCAGAACCCCGCAGGCGAACGCAGCGGCATCGCCATCCGTCAAGCCGCCCATCGTCGTTCATCCGTTTAATGAGGGATATCGAGACCGGATGTGCGACGCCAGCGAGTATGACAACCCATATACGAATGACCAATGGGAACGTGCGGCGTGGCAACACGGCTGGGACAAGGCGAGTGAGGACCTTGCAAATCATGGCTGACCAGAATCAGACGACCGAGCGAATTGCCAGGGGCGACCTTATCAAGTTCGCCAGCGAGCGGGTGCGCTATCGTGTGATGGCGGCCAACGAGCGATATGCAGTTTGCACCAAGCTAATGAACGCGCTTCACACGACGATCTACACCATTGTCGATTTGCAGCGCGACGTGCGAGGGCGAGAGAACCTGATTTTCGGCATGGGGTTTGAGACGCAAGAACAATGCGACGCAGCACTGGAGCGCCTAGCATCAGGCGAAACAGAAGTCTCATACCGCCACTACATGGCGCTGGATATCGAGAAGGTATTTCACCATGCCGAGTGAGAACAAAACGACCAATCCCGGCGTCGAAGGCATGCGGGCAAAGGAAGCTGGACTTCCGGTTGATGTCTGTCCCTACGAACCAAGTCCGCAGCGGACTGCATGGGTTGTGGGTTGGTATATTGCAGAGCGACAGGAAGATCAACATGACCCAGAATGATACGACGGATGTCGAAGTCCATGCCCAGACGCATTGCTTGACGTGCGATAAGCCGAGCACAACAGTCCTATGCCCCGGGTGCTTCGCGCTAGCAGAGAAGAACCGAGCGGCCAAATCTAAAACGACCATGTTCCCGGTTGGGGCGCGCGTCTCTTTCCGCGGACGTGAGGGTGTCGTGGTGTGGCGTCCATCCCCCGACTGTGTGGGGGTAAAATTCGACGGGAACACGCAGGGGAGATCCTATCACCCAGACAATCTAGTGGCTATTGGCAACGAACCGTTGGCACCAGAGATCGCAGCGCGGTTCGCCCATGTGGAGATCACCGATGACTGATATCCACGATGAACAAAACGACACTCACGGCTGCTGAAACGGCGTACCAGCGTCCCATCGAGCCTTAGCTGGAAGCGTCGCCAGTGGCGTCGGCCCATTGGGCGTAACCCACGGCCAAGCGTAGCCCTTCCCGGCTGAGAAGAACGCTGGCGCGCTTGTGAGATAGAAGCTGGGGGGCAGCGTATGGGCAGTATCATTGCTCGCCCACTGAATGGCGCTGGTCTTGAAGTCAAAGTTCCCATCCCTGATCGGCGCGCACGATTCCCCGCTGGTCAGACACCCCGGCCCGGTGATCGTGTTCGTGGGTAGTGCGGGGTAGTCGATCGCCATGCTGGCATCCCCAAGGCTCCCGGCCACGGAGGTATCATTCCATCCGAGGTTGTAGATTGCCGGAGCACACCCCGAGTCCGCGTTCCCGGCCTCGCACCTGAGCGTCCAGTTACTGACCAGACCCTGCGTGCCGGCCACATTCCCCACGAACGAATCCCAGTACGAGTATGCGTGATCTGCGATTGCGCGCTTAGGGCCATTCGCAGTCTGCGTCTGGTCATTGATCGTGGCACCATTGAGGGCTGTGAACGGGGCGCGGAACCCTGTCATCCAGTTCCGAAAGAACGTATTGTGCGTGGACGAGCCGTGGGTAAAATCGCTGTCAACGTTCCAGGTCTGGTTACCTTCGAATAGAACGTGATGAGAGCCTGCCAGGTGCGAGCCATTCGGCCCAGTCTCAATCCACGAGTTCTCCCCGTTGATGTAGCCGTCGTCCATGTAATTGTAGCCGAACACGGCTCCAGATCCGCTCGCCCGAACCACGTCAACCTTGTTGGCCTTCATGATGATGTTGTTTGTGACAAGGAACTCTGAGGCTCCGTACGTGGCATTGATCGCATAGCCACCACCGCCATTCACTGGCCACGCCGCGTCATGCACCCACGACCCGTCTACCTGATCCCGGAAAGCGGCTTGGTAGAACGCCACACCGCCAGCGTTGAGCCATTGCGTTGATTCGACGTTGTGTGCCCAGCAGTAGACACAGGCCGAGAACACGATATTGCCCTCGTCGCCATTCGAGACGGTGAGGTTTTCCAGCCCGGCTTGGGTGACTAGGTTTCCGGGGGCGTAGGAGTGAGCCTGCGCTGTGTTGGCTACTCGATAGGAGATAGTCAGTGGGGAATCGAAGGTGATCGTGTTGCCGCTGATGGCGGTAATGAGATGTAGCTCTTCTGTGACCCCGCCGCATCGGATCGAATAAGCACACTCGTCACCATTAGTTCCGCAGGCGAAGTTGTTGGCATTTGCATAGCCGTTACAGGCGCTGTCAAAAAAGGCGACGGCAGGACTGTGTTGGTTCCACTCAACTCGATAATCAGGCTCTGCCCATACGGTGCCCGTGCCGTTGTTGAAGCAACAATCCGGCATGGCCTTTCCGAGTGCCAGTTCGTCCACGAGCACGAGCCCGCCAACCGAAAATCCACTGGTGGAGGCGACTTGAATTGAGTTAGCACCCTTCGCTCCATCTGCTGTGAGGTTCGCTACCGTCGTCACGCTAGCCGAGCCGCCGAGCTGGAATATCGTGCTGACGTGCGTGCCGGGGTTGACGTTGTTCAGCACGGCCCCGTTGGGCGAGTGAACGATGGTCACGCCCGGCCCCTGCCCACGCACGGAGATGCTTTTGTTGATCCGGGCAGTGGTCCCGTGCCCCGATTCCAGGAACGTGCCCGCGCCGAGCACCACGACTTGCCCCACAGGGCAGGCGTTGATGGCCGCCTGTATGGCACTGGTATCGTCCCCGCCGCTGGGAGACAGCGTGGGGCCGCATTGCGTGGTGCGGGTGGGAATGCCGCCAATGGACAGCAGACCTGCCTTGGCCCAGTTGGCGCTGGCGTCACGGCTGGGCGTCAGCAAGGCGCCCGGGCCGGTCCCTTGGCCGGATATCACGAACGTCGCAGTGATTGGTGCCGCCCCGCATGATGCCAGGAGGGCCACCAAGAGGAGCGGCAGAAATCTCATGGGGTGGGCTGGAAACCAACGGTGAAGGAAGAACTCACCGCCTGTGCCGTAGTAACGGTATAGTTGGGGCTGCTGCCCGTCACGGTCACCAATCCAGCACCGGTCCCGGAGGTTCCGATGCCGCCGGCCCAGCCGGTGGGGGCAACCGACATGGTAGCGATCACGGTGCCAGCGGGGATGGTCTGGCTACCGCAGGAGAACGGCCCAGCGACGTTATTCGTCGGGGTGCCGGTGAGCGTCCCAGAACATGGGCCAGTCCCCGTCATCGTGAGGCCCGTGTAGGGAACGGCGAACGTGAAGGTGACGGTTACCGGAGGCGCGCTTTGCGCCAGTGCGGCGCTGCCAACAAAGAATGCCAGCAACGCAAAAGCGAGATTGAACCTACGCATGGGAGTTCCTTTTATTATGGAATTGCTAAAGCATATGCGAGCCCGACGAGAAACAGCAGCATGATGACTGCGACCAGAAGAATATCGCTCACGCCGCACCCTTCAGTTGCGGCCACTCCAGCCCATGCGCCTCGTCAAGCCTCTCCATCAACCACGCCCATGAGGCGGGTTGTAACGCGCCCCAAGTCGCGAGGCGCGCCAGGTTTGTATCGCTCAACCCAACCGGATAGTCCCATGCCAACAACACATGGCCGCCCACCATGGCGCCGGAATCCGCTATCGCTGCGGTCCATGGCGCTTCTCCAAACGTGTCAATGTCCTTTTGGTAGAGTCGGATACCAAGATACGCGACACCTAGAGCCCGATTGCACATCAGGCCAGCAATGGCCTCACGAGAGTTAGGCACGGTGCGGGGAATCGGTACCAACGGCACCTGTTCACCAGCATCGAACCCATGCGTGGCAACATCATTTAGCACATCCATGGCCACAGCACCGTTAGTCGCCGCAAGCTGTGCATCGCTTGCGTTCGGTTGCCCGATTACGTCGGCATACAAGCGTTGCGGCTTACCGTCCGCGATTACCGGCGCGGCGCTGCGGAGTAACCCCGATGCTATGGCTGCGTTGGCAACGCCCGCGCATGTGCAGTCAGGAATCGTCCCGTTACCAAAAAGTCCCGGTTGGTAATCTATAGCTGAACGATCAAGCTGGTAGCGGTAAAGCATTGGAGCGGGAGCCGCCATGAGCCCTCGCGCTAGACGTTCCGGGGAATGCGGCAGCCTACCGAGACAAAAGGGCATATATCATCTCATACCAGTTAGCGCGAGATCGGCTGGGTCAGGTTCTTTCCCCCAAAGTCTGGCGCAATTTATTCTGCTACGAGCGGAAAATTGCTCTGGGGTCCAGTTCTTTTTCCTGGCTCCGTTTTGAATGTCATTCCATTTCTTTACGATTAGTGATCTGCAAATTTTGCAAGCGCCTCGTTTCCCCGGCGGGTTATCCTGACCAAAAGGATGTCCCTTCCGACAATGAGTTGGCATCCTAAAGAGAGCATCTAAACTGCTGCGGCGACGATTTTCGGCTGGCGAGACAATTTCTAAATGGTCGGGATTTATGCAGCTCCGCACTCGGCACAGATGGTCAATGTGACTGCCATCTGGTATCGCGCCCTTAGCAAGCTTGTATGACTCGCGATGAGCCAAACCAAGTCGTCCTCTGACCGTGTGAACGCGAGGGTATCCGTCATGGGTAACGTATAGATCCCAGAGCCAACAACCACTATTTGGCTCTGGGATAGAAACCGAACGAAGCCAGTCCAAGGTGATCGGTGTGCCGTCGCTTCTCGTTTTACTCACTCTTGCACCCCGTCATTTAATGCCCACCTTCCCCAGTCGCTTACTTTCCCGCCAGCTGCGCCAGTGTCGCCTCAGCCTGAGCCGAACTCATCGGAGCAAGCGCGGCCATCTTCGCGCGAGCCGCCATCATGGCCGGCGCAGCGCCAGACGTTGCTGGCAGCACACTGTTCAACCACGCCTCGACAATCGGCAGCACTATGGATGCCGCAGCGAGCGCGGTGGAGAACGGAGGCGGGATCAGCGGCACGGCAGATGCCGCACTGATAACGGTATTTAGCGCCCCCTCGACCTGCTGCACGATTGGCGCTGCGACATTGGCCGCCAAGTTGGTGGATAGCGAGCCAAGCACAGACGATGCCTGCGCAAGCGCGCTGGTGATCTGCGCCGATGTGTTGACTGGCACGACGTTCGGCGCCTGCGCCACAACTGCGCTGAACGAATTGGCGAGAGCGGATACCGCGTTCTGAACGTCAGTGACGATCTGAGCGGGCGTGGTGGTTGTGCCAGAGCAAGCGGCAACTATGCCGACAAGGCCAACAGACGGCGCGGCAGCAACGAGAGTGCGACGAGTAAGCATGTGGTGTGTTCTCCTGGTTAGCATCCGAGTTGGAACGTATGCGGACGGCATTGCCCGGCGTCGGACATACATCCGGCCAGCGCAAAGGCGGCGAGTAGGATGAGAGCAGCAGCTATGCGCATCGGAATGTCTTATGAGCCATGCGACGCGCATCACTGAGAGCAGGAAACCAAAGGCACCAGTAGGTGCTAGCGCCCCATACCCACCAGCCATTGGGCAATTGGTATGAGTCCTTGTTGCTGGCAAGGAACTCACATATCCAACCCTTGTCGGCACGAGTGGCAATCAATTTGCCGCCATTTATTTTGTACGTTTTCCGCATTACTGGGCAGCCGGTGCTGGTGCTTGTGGCGCAGCAGCAGGCGCAACAGCAGCCGGGGGCGTCTTTGCCGGCAAGCGGTTGTTGACGAACACCCACAATGCATGTGTGCCAGTCAGCAGCCCCACGCCGATCAACGCAGCCACGTTATCTGATGGCGGCGCGACGTGAATGATCTGGAAGAAATACTGGACAACCGGTCCCACCTGCGATCCAGCAAGCGTCAGGCCGCCCGTAACCGTTGGGTTCATGTACTCGTCTCCACTTTCGTCAATTCCGCAGCGTTCAGATCATCCGCCATCGGCTCCGACGCGGGCGCCCCTACTTGCGCTCCATGCCGAAACAGCCCCGTTGCCTGCCCATACATAGAGCGCCAGTCCGCGAGTTGCTGTGCAGTCGGTTGCGCTGCGTGCTGTCCCGTTGCCCACTCGCGCACATAGGCGGCGCAGAGGTCAGTCTCTGTCGCAACCATCATGTTGCTGATCGGAATGGCCACGCCGCCGATGTAGATACCGCGATGCTCCACGCGATCCAGCAGAAAATCCACACACGACTGCCAGCGGTCGAATGCTACAAACAGCCTATCGCGGCCGGTACCGTTCTCCTGCACTTCGACAATGCCAGTAATCAGCGCATCAAACTTCGCAGCCCAGCGGCCAACGTCTGCCTGGCAGCCCACATAATTGTTATTGATGCCAGATGCGCCATTGGCCGATTCAACCCGGAACATGATGTAAGCTGAGCGTTTAACTTCTACGGGCGAAGACGCTGCCTGCAGGTACGAGATTACAGCAGCCATTGCTACAGATGTACGCTCGTATGGAACTGTTGGCTTTTCAGGGTAAGCGTTGGTCATGGTAATGGTAAGCCCCTTGCTCCAAGCACATAATCAGACCGATAAGACAATGCGTGCCTAAGAGAACCGCGACATTTCACAGAGGCATTATTGGTGCGCCACCATAGTCGGTACCTTTTCCAATTCCGCGTAATGGCTACGCGGCACCATAAAGGTTGGCCTCCGATAGTATTTTGAAGCGATCGTTCAGTCAGCGGCCTCACGGCTCTTCCCTCGTCAGATCAGCAATCGGCGCGACCATAAGACCCAACGCCAATCCTGCGGCCCGTTCTGCTGTTGCGCCCTTGCTGCGTTCCCATCCAGGCAAAAGCGCTATTGCATCAGCATGCCAACAGATGAATTCCAGATCCTCTGCAAGCGCTTCACGTAGATTGAAGCCATGCTCGGCGGCGGCCACCGCCTCGCAGCCAGCAACATTGCCGGCGGAGATATCCTTACCGTGTCGGTCATTGTCGCGTTCTGCCGGGCTAAATACATCGTGGCCTAGAGAGCGCAGCTTATCTGCTGCTTCATGGAACGCTGGGAAGTTAAAGTAAGGAAGACCACGCATGGGGCCTGCGACATAGATTTTCATAGCTTCGGCCTATCGTCCTCTCCAATATGTCGCGTCGCGTAGGTGAACAACGCAATGGCGTTCCACGCGACAGCGATCATGTGGTGATTGCCAGTCTCTTGGTCGATGTCCTCACCACGCATCCAAGCCCATGCGTGGCGCATCATGGAGCCAAAGCACCGCCCCCACGCCATGCCTTTTTCCCAATTGCGGGCGTCATACTTTTGCGCACCAGCCAAATAGTGCCGAGCAAGTGCTTCCATGGCTTCTGGCGGCAGTAAGTCAAAGCGCGGCTTGTCATCGTCATAGCGTAGGCCGCCGCGCGTGTGCATTTCCTGCGTAAATTCGCCTGCAGGCTCAGCTGGCACCGGGCCGGTCGGACGCGGCATGCCTGGCATCCAATCGCCATCACTAGCCGGCGCAACGCGGCAATCGCCAACCGGACAATTGCATGATCCACCGAACAAATGGCATTCCCGCCTCATGCTGGTTTAGGTCCGTCCAATTTCAACAGATGGTTCAACACGTAAGGCGCCTCATGCAGCAATGCGCCGAGATCCATACCGATAAGGTAACACCCGACATGATGATTTTTCGCAGTGACGTGCCACCAGCCATTCGGCTTGCGCGCGACTTCAAAAGAGAATGCTAACGGAAGCTCGCCGGTTTCATTCGGTATCATGGCGTCCTGATCCACTACTCTTTCCTCGGCTGATCTGACGGCGGCTTCTCCGGTGGCGGCGCGGGACGCAATGCACCGCAGCTCGCGCAATACGGCACATTGTTTAATACACGCGAGCCGCATTTACAAGTCCAGTGCATCTATTTCACCAATGGTTTGCCAGAGAATGCGCCTCTGATTATTTGTCCAAGCCTTGGATTATCGCGAAATAATGCTGCTAGAGGGCTTTCAAGCGCGTCACATACCTTCTCCTCGTCTCGCATTTCTTCTGTAAGATTATACGCCCACCAAAATGCGTGGATTAACTCATGAAATAAGATACGCACCTGCTCTGACGGCGGGTGCCCTGGATCAATATAGATTGTCTGTTCCTTCGGCTGATGCCAGCCTACAGCCTCCTCTGTGGATTCAGCCCCGAGCGGCAGCACGTAATAGTCAACGTGATTGACTTTAATGCGGAGGGCGCCAGACTTCTTCATTGCCGCCCCCGTAAAAACTCTAGATAGCTCGCTGTCTTCTCCACATCCGAAAAGCACTGCAGCGAGCCATCGCGCGGATCGAACACTGCGCCTATCGAATGGCCGATGTTCTGCTTCCCGCTAAAGCCCAGCTCCTCAGCATACAGATCCAGCCGCTTGTAGCCCTTGGCTCGCGCCGTCCAGAACATGCGTCCTGTGTGCTCATGCTGATCGTGCGACAGCTTGTACGTGTGCCTATCGCCGGCAACGAACAGGTCAGCTATGGCACCTGTAAAAATGGCCCGACGATCCGGGCCATGGTTAGCGTTGTATATGGAGTTGCCCGGAAAGTTATGGGCTGCCCACACCTTCCACGACGCATCTCCGCATCGCACGGTAAACTTGACCTGCCATTCCTGAACTGGCGTCAGCGACGTATTACGCATCCACTTCAGCGCGGAGCCGTCACCATGCCACCGGCCGCCGTTGTGATTGCCGAGAATGATCGCCCACCAGATGGGTTTTTGAAACATCCACTCAACAATACGGAGCGCCGTGCGCTCCGTTGTGGATTGGAAGGCATATTGCCCTCGCAGTTTAGGCTGCCATTGGTTGATCCAGTCCCCCAGACCAACCGCCCACATACGCGGTGTCTTCTCGATAATGTCCAAGTGCTTCAGAAGCAGGCGAACGGCGCATGTATCGGCGTGTGGATCTCCGACGAACACCAAGGCAAACGGCTCGCGACCCTTAACCTGATACTCCATCCATTCCAGCGAAGCCCGCGTCTTTTCATTTCGCTCATCTTCCTGCGCCAGGCGGTCCATAATGGCGTCCAGGTCTTCATCGGCGCCTTCAATGCTTGGCGCTATGCAGTCCTCGTATTGTGGCGCTTCGGTCTGTGCCCAGCCTGGCTGATTGCCAACCGCAGGTAATGCATCCGGCATATGCCGCCGCACCTGTTGAACGCGATCTTTCATCGTGTGGTAATTGACACCCAACTTGTCGGCGGCAGCGCGGATACTCCCCGCAGCTTTCACTGCCGCTGCGGTTGCGCGCAAAGCTTCGGCGCTGTGCTCACCAGCCATTAACGCGCTCCACGTTTCATGTATGCCCACGCCACATTGCAACCCAACCGGACGCCGCAATCGCGAGACCCAACACCCATCGGCAAATCCGCTGGATCGTGATGCCCTGTTCCTGAATGATCAGAGCGCGGTCTAGCTTGTCGTCTATCTTCTTGAGGTATTCGCCAACGAACGTCTCATGACGCCCTACCCGCTCTTCCAGGGCGGTTAGGCGTCCGCGCACTTCACCAACCTGCATTGGAATGCCGTTGTGGTCGCTCATGTTCGCTAATTACATCCCGTAGATACGCCGCCAACCGTGAGCGGCGCACCTACAGGATACGTGCGCCATTGTGGCAGGTTGGCGTTCTGTGCGTCGCTAGGCCAGAACGTGTTGGCCGCGTCCCAATTCGCGACACCCCCGGCGCACTGCCCGGTTTTCACTACCCCTCCAGGGTTCGGGCTCTGGCTGAAGTTCTCGAAATAGGTCCTGACCTGGGTTGCGTATGGCTCTCCAACCCGATCGCCCGCGATAGCCCCAGAGTAGAAGTAGAGCGTGTGGGTCTGGACTGAACCGGGACTGGAGATGTTGGCATTCGCCAGCATCCCCTCAGTTGGACAGAGCGCGTTCACCAGCGGGAATGGGATGATCGGCGGCTGACAGCCATTGTTCGAGCAGGAGTCGGCGTTCCAGGTCACGAACAGGAATGCCAAGCCGGTCGGTATCGTTCCCCCCGTCATCGGAGCAGAAAGACCCAGCGTGTAGCAATTGGACCCGCAACTCGTCACGCTGGTCACGGTGTCGCCAACCGGAATGGTGATCCCCGACTTGGTGTAGGATTGACCTCGGCCGAAGTTGATGTTCATGCCCACTGTCGGAGGCACAGGAACGGGCGCCCCCGAATAGGTCAGGCTGATCGTACTTCCGGCCGTCTGAGTGCCTAGCGCAAACCCGTTGGTATCAACGGAGTTCGATTCCACATCGCCGCTGTACATATCAGAGAACGTCTGAGCCAAGATCCCTGTGTTGTTGACCGCGTACGGATTGGCTGCGGTAGTGGTCGAGAGCGCATAGGTTGCGGCGGCAAATGCCATGCAGCCATTGACCGCAGCACCGTAAAAGAAGTTGTGCGCGTAGTTCACCAGAATGTTGCAAGAAGCCACGGCCGTGGTGAAGGAACCGTTCCGGCAGTTGGTCGAATTGAACAGGCCCCGAGCGGCATCGAGATAAAGGACGTTCATCCAGTATCCGGCCTGCCAATAGATCGCCTCTGGCAAGCTGGCAGTGGTGACCCCGCTGGTGATTGCTGTCGGCCCGATGCCAAGGGGGTTGTTGGCGGAGTTGTACAGCGGCGGTGACCAGTTGTCGTTGTAGTAGGCCAGCGTGCCCTCGATGCCCGTCACCAGCGCCGCCAGATACCCCTTCTGCGGGTTCGCGGTGACCTGATCGACCAGGAAGTCTGGGGCGAGCCAGTAGGCGTTCGAGATGTCCCGCTCCAGCCAAGCGTTCTGTCTGAACTGAGGGACAAGCTGCGCGATGGCAGAATACGTGTGGCTGTTCAGGGTGGTATTGCGGAAGCCTTGGTTCTGGCTTCCGATGTCATGGTTCGCCTGGTCCATCACCATATCGCACATCGGCCGCTGTCCGGTCAGAATACACTGGCCCTCAGCGAAATTCGGCTGGTGGTTGATGGTCTGAAGGTGGTTGGAAATCTGGCACTGCGCTATGCCGCCACAGGATGTTGAGGTGATCTGACCGCTCGACGGCAGCCCTCCCCACCCTCCGGTGGTGAACGTATTCATAGTGCCAGTCGGCGGGGTGTAGGCCGAACTCAGGTTGACCTCACGCCCGGTCAGTTGGTCCCGCCAGTTCATCTGGACGGCATCCATCGTCAGGGCTTGCTGGCGGTCGTTGTTGCACACCCGCCACCCGGCTGAGGTGTTCTGACCGGCAAGCAGGCACTGTGCCCAATCGAACGAGATCAGGCCGATGAAGGCGCTCGCTCCGGTTGAACCGAAGTCACATCCAACGGTCTGGAAACTTGCGCAGTTGTTCGGGCCGTAAGAGCCCTCGGTGTATGTCGATGCGTAGATGTCCGCGAGTTCGCCAGCGGTATAACCAATGTTCTCGGACAGCATTGCGTCATACCAGCCACGGGTTAGCGGGTTGGCCGAGACCAGAAGCGGGAACGCTGGAAGGACCTGATGCGTGTCGCTGGCCTGACTGTCGTATGGCCACCCATCTGGCGTGAGGGCTTCCATAGCTGAGCCGTAGACAAGTACGCCCCCCAGGCCGGAGGTAGCGTGGCCGCCGCTTACGCAGGCTGCCGTTACGGTTGTAGATGCGCTGTACGCGCACCCCATCAGGATTGGCGTGCCCAGCGAGTAATCTTTGATCGAGTAGGCGTCCCCGTTGGCATCAGGAGCAAAGCCGATGATGGGGCAGGATGCCTGTTGGGTGGTTGATGTAGACATGGGCTGGCAGTTGAACACCTTGGGCCAGACGCGATACGTTCCATCCACCCGCGCATCGATGTAGAGCGCACCCCATGCCTTACCCGGCATCAAGGTGCCCCCCCAGGTGTTCGAGGCCCAGAACAGCCCCGAGATCACATACGAGCAAACCTCTGGCCCACTACGATACATGATGACGTGAGTGGTGGGCTCGTTGGTGAACTCGTTGTTGGCGCTCATGGTGTAGGTCGTGCCGCCGGTCCCGCTGGCCAGCGGTTCGGGTGCGCCTTGGAACTGGTAGCTTTGTGAAACGCTGACCGTCCAGCTTGTGCCGCTGCCTCCGGTGATTGTGGTTCCCGCAGTGATGCCGACGCCAAACACCGTTTGGCCGATCGCGATGGTACCACTGGTCACCGTGCCGACCGTCAGCGTCGTGCCAGCCTGCCCCACCGTTCCATTCGAGATCGTGCCAGTAAATGTCGCAGCAGGTGGAGTAATCTCTAGCCGGAAGTCATGGCTGGTAATCAGTGTCGTTGGCGTGCCGCTGAAACAGGTGTTGTTCGCACCGGCTCCGGGGTTATCGAACGCCCCCAGATTCGTGTCTTGGGCTTTGACCCCAAGAGCGGTTGGATACAGCAGAGTGAACGAGCAGAACCGCAGGCTGCCATCCGGCCAATGCGAGCAATCGTCGGACTGCGAGTTGATCGTGGTCCCGCCGCCGGTCTTCCACAGGACGCCATCCCCGGCGGGGACCTGCCCTTGTGCAAACGGTTGACCCACGTCCAGCCAGAAGCCCGCTGGAGTCGTCGAACCGCCGAAGTTGGTCAGGGTCCGCGCCTGAACCTGCGACACGCTCCCCGATGGATTCACGGCCACGGAGAAACTGAGGTTGTACGGATTGGCGCTTGCGGACGCTCCGCTGAATGCCGCGGTTACCGAGTAGGAGCCGGCCGTGTAAGGCGTCGCCCCCGCCTCCAGGACACAGCCTGCGGTGATCTGGAAGCGGCCGCCGGCGTTATTCGGCATGGTGGTGTTGCAGGTAATAGCTCCTGCGCTTCCGCCGCTCTGGGAGGGGACCAGCGTGCCAAGCTGTGTGGCCTGCGCATCCCCAACCGTGCCATTGCACCCAGTCGCGATGGCAGTGCAGGTCACCGGGCTGACAAGGTTGATCGGGGCGCTGCTGACCGTCACCGTGATCGGATAGGTCTGCGGGCTGTTGGTCGCATTCGTCGCGGTGACCGTGAATGTCGGCGCTGGCGTACCCGCAGTGACCCCGGCGCTGCCCACCTCCAGGTTGAACGGGTTGGTGCCGCCTATCTGGAACTCATTCGAGAGGCAGTTCGCACAGGCTATCGTGGCGCCTGTCAGTGCGCCGCCGCTGGATGTTGGTGTCAGTGCTGCGATGATTGTCCCCGGTGCAGTCCCCACCGTCGTAGTGACTGGGCTTGGGCTGGTGCTAATACCGGTGATCGAGACGGTAGACGAGACCGTAAGTGGCACGGTGTATTGCGGCGCTGGCGTGCAGCCGGTGCAGTTCGATCCGGTGACCGAAACGGTGAGGCTGTACGAGCCCAACACAAGAGGCGTGGACCCGACCGAGAGAGTGCTGCCGCTCAGCGTGACCCCGGTTCCGGCGTCATTCACCAGAACGAACACCGGATTGTTCAGCGCCTGTCCGTTTGCCGTGGTCGCTGCCAGTGAGCAGACCGGAACGCCTTGGGCAGACGCGGTAGTCCCCGCGCACGGGTTAGGTGTCGGTGCGATACCGGTGATCTGAACCGACTGCACAATTCCACTACCAGGCCCGCTCCCCGGCCGAGCCCATGCAGCAGGTTCCAGGGCCATGAGCAGGGCCAGCGTAGCTGCGAGAATCCGCTTCATGCTCAGTTCCTCGCCTGCATGTTTGCTATCAGCGCGGCGCGGACGGTGGAATTGACCACGCTGCCATCAATCACCCCGGCCTCAATCCACTTGAACGTGGTGGAGTTCGCCCCGATCGCTACCTCGACATGCCCCGCCGAAGTGTTGCCGGTGACGGTTCCCGGAGTCTCGGTGCCGTCCACGCTGATGAGGCTGTTATTCGTGCCAGACCCAGTGCCGCTAAGCAGGGCATGCCAAGCGTTGTCGGAACAGGTTGCGTTGAAGGTCCCGCTTGAGCCGGCGAGGGTGCATGAGTTGCCTGTCCCGGTGGTGCGCCGGAGTTCACTAAGGCCACCAGCGGCATTGTCCTCAACGTCCGCTGATACGCCGGTTCCGCTCACTCGGTTGCTGTACCCGAGCATGGTCCCCTGTCCGTTTGAAGGGGTAATGTTCGTGGTGGACGCGAAATTGACGCCATTCGCACTCACCTGTACACAGGTCAGGCTGCCCAAACAATTCAGCACAATTGTCGGCTGGGTAGCCGAAGCTGGTAGGTCCAAAGTGCCGTTCGCCACCTGATTATAGGCTTTCGTCCATGTCCCAGTGGTCGCCGTGAGGAATGTGGCGAGTGGCTTGCCGTTATCGGCGCCGGAGCAGTTGGCAGTCAGCCCCTCCCCGCCGGTGGTCGCCGCCAGCAGATCACAGGTTTCGCTATCTGATGCGCGGGTGATCCCGCAGAGCTTACCAGTGGCTGCGGCGTATGTCGCTTTGTAGGCCCACGTGCACGAGTAATAGACCGTGAAAGCCACCACATCGCCAACACCCGTGTATGTCGCCCCTGCGGCTGGGGCTGAAACCCCCAGCAACATCATATCTCCAGGCAGCGCGTATGACGGCGACGCGCCCAGAAGGAGCGCAAGGATTACGAAAAGGCGGGTCACTGTTGGACGTAGCTGACAGACGCCACGACGGTGGGCGTATTCGTGGTAGTGAACAGCAGACATAAGTTTTGGTTTGCCGTCGCAGTATGGAACACCGTGCCAGAACCTGACCCGGCACTTACACCGCCATTGGCTCCGAAGGACGCGCCATTCGCCGCCGTTGTGCCAGTATTCAACCAGTCTGCGGCTGGCGTGCCGCCAGTGCAGACACTTGATCCAGTGCCCTCTTCAAAGCTCACCGCTGCGGCAGTCGAGGTGACAACCGTTACCTGACAGACGTAGATTTTCTTGCTCGAAACAGCAGTGACAATTGAACCGCCACTTGTACTGGATGAAAAGCTGGCTGTGGACTTTGTGTTAACGCTCGCGCACGGATCAGCTACCGTTGACGGCGCCACCACAACCGAAGAATTAGAAACAGTGGCAACGCTCGCCACGGTGATCGTGCCGCTTCCGGTCGAAGTAACTTGCAGCCTTACATTCGTGAGGCCGCCGGTATTAACTGTGAATCCCTGATCGGTTGTAAGGGTTGTAAACCCAGCGGATTGAGGACTTGATGCGGCGAAGCCAACCACAGGCATCGTCCATGTGGTACCCCCGTCCGCCGATCCCTGAATGGTAAGAGTGGCGCCAGAAGCCGTTAACCCAGTAACGCTGAACCCAACAGTCTGAACGCCGTTGCCGAGCGTAATAGCATAGCCGTTTGAGGTAGAGGCCGAGTTGATGGTGTTCCCGGTTGATGTCACATCCGGCTGCTTAACCGCCAAGGCGCCCATGTCGCTTGGAAGGACAACAGGGAGCGAGCCGGATGATGTAGTCTGCCCGAGCGGGGCCACGATCGTGGAATTGGTCGGAATGGCCACCTGATCCGTCGCAATCGCCACCCCGACAGATGCCGCAGTATTCTTAGAGCCGATAGGCGCTACGACAGTGACATTGCCACCTCCTCCCCCTCCACTCGATACACACAGGTTGCCATTCGCATCCATGTAAAGCGGCGAAAGCCCCGCTGGAGGCGCGCCAGTTCCGCAAGTCGTGATCTTTTGCGCGCCTTGCGCGTGGGCATTGCTGATGCCCATCGCAATGACGCACGCAAGCGCCGCCAAAAACCAGCGCATTCCATTTCTCCAATTCATAGAAATCTAAATTCCGTAAATCGCCACAACGGCAGATACCGTAGGAATCGGGTTAGTAATCTGAAACATGAATCTAGAAACCGCTCCACTAGCGATACTAAATGATGCAGAAGATCCACCAGCTGCTATGGACGGGTCTACGGCAAGTGTTATAGTCCCATTATTATTGTTGACTATTGACAAGTATATCTGACTCGTTGGAACGATATTGGCCGCAGATAGACAAAGGGATGCCGCAGTGCACGTGGTGACCGTTTGCGCACCGGCCGTGCCGCCAAACTCCAACACACCATTGACCATTTCCTCGCCGGTAAGAACCTGGCCGGCCCCAGTAATAGTTACGCCGGCCGCAACTCCTGTCGGAATGGGGTTGAGGCTTGGATTATTCGTCAAGCCATTGCCTGAGTTCATGTTCAGGGCACTAATCGAATGCGGATCAGTCGATTCCCAAAGCACCGGCACGTTCTGGGCGAACACCAGGTCATTGCCAATGACCTGCACTCGACTAGCGCCAACCGCTACCGCGACACCGTTGCCCAGATTATTCGACGCGCCAAAGATGAATGTCTGACAGCCCATAATCAGCACATCAGAAGCAGATGCCCCAACGAAAAATCCAGTTGTGGTATCCGGCACGGTTGTTGGCCAACTTGAAACCTCGCACCCCACAAATGTGACGTTGATTGCATTGATCTGGACTGGATCTTGTACGGTGCCAAAGAATGTGCAGTTTGAAACTTTGACACTACGAATGATGTCTCCACCAGTTCCTGGATTAACGATAAACGCGCCAACGTCAGCGTTACCCTGATTTAACTGCCCATTATCAACACTGATGTCCGAGTCAGACATCTTGAAGAACGACCCAGTGTTCAGGGTAAATCCACAGACCTGACAGCCTTCCATTGACATGCCCCGGACATGGATAAACGACGGTGTAAAAGCAGTGTTCGCAGAGTTGCCAATGAAAAAGCCCACGCCAGTTTGCAGAATGTTGCAATCATTAAACAGGAACGTACCGCCATACCCGTCGATAACGATCCCATTCGCAGCGCCAGAGGTTGCTAGACCGTATTGCGCATTCCACGTGAATCTGTCCACCGCGCAGTAATCATTGCGACCACTTACGCCGTCTCCCGGCGCATGGATAAACAGCATAAATCCACCAGGTGCAAAAATGATTTCGCCCCAGATGTCTCGTATATACAATGTGTTGAAAACAAAGAACTCAAAGCCGTTCCACGCATTCAAGACAATCAGATTTTCGACGAGTATATTTGTGACATAAGCACCATAAACCGTGCGCCCTCCACTCTTGCCAGAGTGGTTCAACGTCATATTCCGCAGACTGCATCCCTGGATGGTAGAAAACTGACTAACGCCCGCGAAAACAATGCAATCATTCGTACCATTAGTAAACTGAAGAACGGTGGCGTTAAGACCGGCGCCAAGAAGCTGCACGCCACTGGCCGTCACTGAAATCGTGCCGCTCACTAAATACGTGCCTGGGGGGAACCACACGATACCGGCGCCGGCATTTTGGCACGCTGTTATTGCTGCATTGATAGCCATAGTACTGTCCGCGAGACCGCTAGGATCAGCGCCCCCGGCATAGCTCGTATTTTGTATGTTGTAGACGCCGGCCACATTCATGGCCGCCTGAGCAATGGCGATCGTCGCGGCGCCCACAACCGGCACCATGACCGGGGAAATGCCGGCACTGGTCGCAGCGTCGAATGTCAGCCCGCTATAAGCTGGGATTGCGTTCCCGAGCGAGTCAGTAACGTTCAGCGTGTAACTGCCGGCGCCGTACAAAAGGCACGAACCGGCCGCGTCCAAGGTGATCGGGTTGGCGTTTGGCGTGACCTCGCCCGAGTCCTGCCACGTCGTTTTGGGCGTGGTTGTGTTCGGGACATAGGTGTAGACCAGCCCTGCGCCCAGCTGATTGCCATTGGCATCATAAAAAACTGCACGAGGCATTGGTAAAATGGAGGCCAAGGCCATATATGTATAGACCTAAATTAAGAGGATCATGTGGTAGCGAAAGTTCTAGTAAATGCCGGAGACCGTTACGGCCGACTGGTAATAGTTTCAGAGGCCCAAAAGCACACTTCTCCGTCTGGGCAGACTCAGAGATGCTTCTGTGTAAAATGCGATTGCGGTACGGAACTTATTGTTCCGCTCTCCTCGATGCGCAGCGGCAACACCACGTCTTGTGGCTGTTTCCACAGAGAGGTAGCGGCCGAGACAGACCATACAACGCACGGAATGACTCGCACCCCGACTTATAGATCGTGGCAGGCGATGCGAGAAAGAGTCGTCGACCCCCGCCCCAAGGTGGCGCGCGTTTATCGTGACAGAGGAATCACTGTTTGCGCACGCTGGGAAGACTTTGTTCTTTTTGTCACCGACATGGGCCCGCGCCCTCAAGGAACCACTCTTGACCGGATCGATAATTCTAAGGGCTACGAACCTAGCAATTGCCGATGGGCCACAGCTGCTATTCAGGGCCTGAATAAGCGAACGACACGTTTCGTTAATTTGGCGGGAGAGACGATATCTCTCAGAGAGGCATCCAAACGGCTTGGGGTTGACCCCAGCACGCCGCCCGATAGGGCGACGAGGCGCGGCATTTCTTTGCAAGACGCCATCGACCAGATCGCGCTCCAAAAGAGCGTCTCTAGCGCTCCCGTAGAAAACGGCGCGCGGAAGTGGTAGGATAGGCGCGGAAGCCATCTTTAAGGACTAAAATCCTGTGTGGTATCTGCTGATGCTGCCGCTCGCTTACCTCTGGCTACGCGGCCATTGGTTCGCGCGAGTAATCGTCTTCGTTGGATCGCTGCCTGCAGGCGTCTTGCTCGGTGGGAAAAATTTCCCCGGCAATGACTCAAGCGTTTTTGTGCTGGGCACCTTCTGTGCCCTGTTCGTCGCCGGCTGCTGGCTTTTTGCCGGGCTACCGACCTATTGGCACGACCGCCACCGCATCATGGCGTCCGTGCGCCGCCGCCGAGAGCGGCTTCACCTTTACCTTGCAGATTAAGCAGCCGCTCAATCATTGCGCGGCGCACCATTGATTCTGCGTTGTTGGTAATCCCCCGAGCCGCCATCTGCGTGCCAGCCCCGATCAGAGCACCAGGCACGCCACCGACAAGCGACCCCATACCCGTCACCCCGAGGTGGATGAGGGGATTACCAGCCACAGCCCCTACCGTAGAGTTGGTGGCCAGGTTCTGGAATGTGTTGCTGCCCAACGGCTTGCCAGCAGTATCTGAAAAGCGCGCCACTTGTAGCGTGTTGCGTAGCTTCTGAAGGCCATTCAGCGTATCGTCACTTATCGACATGGCCTTATTGCTGCCCGTCGCGTTCTGCTGCTTTGCAATGGCCTTCAAAGCGGAATCGATCTTGGCGCCAGTTACATTTCCGGCCTGATCCGTCAAATTCAAACCCTGAAGGTACTGCTTTTCGTCAATCGGACGCGAAAGATTCGCATACTGCGACACATAATCCTTGAACCCTGGCGCTCCAGCCTCGATCACGTCGTCCAATTGGTTCTTCACGTCGGATAGACTAGAGGCGGCGCGCTGTAGCTCTGGATTATCTCGTTGAGCAGCCGGCGATAAAAGATCATTGATGTGCTTGCGGACGCCATAGAGCTGTTCTGGGTCGGTCTCCAACGGAGCGTCCATATCTTGCCCTACGTGAAGCGACGCCTGCACATCATTCAGCGTCTTACGAACCGCTGCACGCTTGCCGTCCGGACCAGCTAGGGTCTGCTGGATTGATGTTTCAATAGGCGAAGCATCCACATCAGTCTTGTTTGCAAATGCCGCGTCGCGCATGGGCGCCGTAACTCGCTCACGTTCTGCTTGAGCTGCTGCAATGTCTTCTGGCGTTCCGACAAGTGAACTGGTGAAGTCGCGAATAGCCGCTTGATTGGCCTCCTTGCGAAGATCCAGAGCGCCGGGATTAGCCGCCTGAACGCCGCGCTCAAGTGTCGCAATCCCAGGGTCGTTCGTGCGCTGTGCTAGCGTTGGAACAAATCCAGGCACCAAATCCTGATCAGGAGGCGCGCCATTACGCGCGGCGAAGTGTTGGATAAGCTGATCAGCTCGTGCGTCAGCAGAACCCTGCGTGAGTGGCGGAATCTTAGGCGCTGGCGGAAGGCTTTCAGGAATGGCCGCGTATTCAGCGGCTTCTCGCGCCGACAGAGCTGCCGGAGTCGCTGCAGCTGCTGGCGCAGCAGAACCGGCAGCCGGCGCGTTAGAAAGAGGATTTGCAGCTGGTGTCGTGACTTGAGCGGCCAATGGATTGGATGGCGCAGCTGCATTGGGCGGGATAAAGGCCGGTCGGTCTGTGGCTAGCGGATTCGGCGCTGTCAGCGGAGCCGCGGCAGGAGCCTCCACAGCAGCCGGGGCTTCCCGACTGGCCAATGCGATAGGCAAGCCCGTGTGTGCCGCAGGCGACGCCATGAGACCTGGCACAAGCCCCGCCAACGCCATGGTGGCGCGCGGCGTCACTTGACCAGTCTGCGGGCCTTGCATCAGGTCCACAACGCCCTCTGCGAAGTCGCGCATTCCCATAGGGAGCGCGGCGCGCATTTGGCCCGTCTTGGTATCTGTAGCGATGGGGAGAACGTTGCCGTAAATCGTGTTTGGCGCAGGAGCCAGGATGTTGCGCAGACCACCGAACGTCAGTGGATTACGGTTGTTCGGATCAACTGGCGCGGGAGGACCATAGGGATTATCCCATCCCGTGTAGTCTGGCCCTGAAGAAGTTGGCGCAGCGGCGGTAGTCGGTGCCGGAGTTGGTGCTGCGGCAGGAGTCTGCGCGGCAGATGGCGTTGCTGTCGTTGCAGACGGCGCGACGCCCCAACGCTGCGTGAAGGATGACTCATCCGGCGGTGAAGCTGGTGCAGCAGGAGCCGCCTTATCATTCGCTGGCGCCGAGATGCCCCAGCGAGCGTTGAAATCATCCGACGCTTGCTGTGATTGCGTGATGCTCCGAACAGTTGCTGCGTTGTCAGCCACGGCTGGCGCATAGGCTGGATTGGTATTGTAGCCTGCGGCCGCAATCGAGCGCGCCTGCGCTTCCGGCGTAGACTGCAATGCCGCATCCCGGTAACGCCGATTGATGAGATCGACGTAAGCTTGACCACTTGCGCCCACGGACGGATACGACGCTGGGCTGTCCGTGCCAGGTTTGGAAATGCCGAACGCATTGCTGCCACCCCCAGCCAGATGCGTGCCCCAGCCTGTCTCCTGCGCTATTTGTCCAAGCACGACAGACGGATCTAGTCCCGTCGCCTTGGAAATATCCTGCGCGATCGGGCCGTAGGTCTGCACAAACTGCTGTTGCTGAGGAGACGCCATCAAGGGCCATTGGGCGGAGACAGAATGCCGTTTTGCTCTGCGCGCTCAACCTGAGCCATGAACTGCGTGCGCTTCTGCGGATCTTTGATGGACGCGAGAACATCGCTTCGCTGCTGAGGCGTATATTGGTCAAATGTGTAAACGCGCGGATCGGCCTTGGTAGCAAAGTTCGCTGAAAATTTGCCGTAGTCGGCTGGCGGTAGGCCGCTGTTGTTAAATTCCAGCGTTCCTTCTTGTTCCATTCGTCGCAGACCAATCATGCCCTTGAGCACAAGTTGTGCCGCTTCCTTCGAAATCTGCGTGCTCGGGCTTGCGGCGCCGGCTGTGGATAGCCCCTCGTTGCTTCGTGTTGCACCGGAGACGCCAAGCTGGCCTTGGGTCAGGTACTTCTTGGCTTCATCATAGGCCGCCACCTCGTCCTTCGTCATAACCGGAGAGACGAACGACAGCGCCTTGTTTAGCCATTCAGGTGCAAAGGTATTCAGATACGAACTGACATCGTGCGCGGCCTGCGAGCCCTTGCCAGTTGGCGCATTAGCCAATGCTTGCTGCGCCTGAGTGAGCGGGAACATATCACTGGCAAATGTCGCTGCACGCTGGTTGGCGGAGCGTGCATCGCCAGCAGTGGCTGCCATATATTCCGGCGTTCCAACCGGCATTCCAGCCATCGGGGCGCCCCCAGCACCAGGCAAGCGTGGCGGAGCAGCCGGACTGGGAAGCGGCAATTGAGTGCCGGGGGGCGCAGCCCCAGGCGCCTGTGCGCCACCTAGACCCTGAGACTGTGGTGTAAGCTGCTGCACACCCTGCGGCGACACAAGATTCGGCGGCATATAAGCACCGGCTGGCGCAATAATAGGCTTCCCGTCTGGACCAATCCTGGTCTCTGGCGCAGCCGCTTGCCCGGGTCCAACGGTGTTCGGAACGTAACTCTGCGGCTGAAAGGAGCCGGCGCCTTGCGCAAGCGGACCAGCTGTAGACCCGGCTATTGTGCCGCCGCCTGTAGCAACGGTGGACGGAGAGCGTCCTAGCGCCCCCAAAATCTCATTGATATGCCCACCAGCCACCTGATTGGCCGCAAAGTGCTGAAGCACCCACCTGCGATTCGCCACCGGATCGTCTTGAGCGCCACCCGGAAGGCTCGTTTGCAGTTGCACCGCTTCACTCGGCTGTAGGTATCCGTCCGACACGGCAGTCGCCAAAGACTTGGCAATATCCTTCCCCGCAACACCAGTCGTCGGCTGGCCGTTTGCGTCCACCAGCTCAGGCAGCATCAACCCCGCAAAGTAAGTTAGCCGCTGCTGATGCTGCTGCAACTGCGCCATCTGGTTAGCTAGATCCTGCCCCTGGATGGCAAGCTGCTGCTGCTGCATCTGGCCAGGGAATAACTGCAGCTGGTTCAGCGCGTTCTTCGTCTGCAAAACCTGCCCGAACGTTTGGAGCGGGTTTTGCTGCTGCTGCTGCTGCTGCAACTGAGCGCCAGCTTGCAGCGAGATCGCCGGATTGAGTCCCGTTGTGCCGCTCATGGCACGTATTGATCCGAGCCGGCACCAAATTGCGTCTGGAGCTGGGCGGGAGAGCCAGCATAACCACCGCCGCCACCGCTGCCGAACAGCTGATTATATAGCAGATAGTTTGTCGCGCCGTTGCTCAACGAGCTCAAACCAGACGATAACGCATTTGCAGAACCCACCTGCCCCGCAGCCTGCGCCGCCGCGCCGCCAGTAAGATACTGGTTCGCATTGCCCACAGCCTGGACGCCCTGCTGGCCAGACTGAACGCCGGCATTTTCCCCAAGGCTGGCAAGATTCTGTAGACCAGAAAGTTGCGCGTAAAGCGGGCTAAGCTGGTTGGCTAAGTTCTGCTGGAAAATACCCTGCTGCGTCGTCAAGGTGTTGTTTGCAAGTCCAGTCGCATAATTGGCGGCGCCCTTCAGCGCTGCGCCTGAAACACCAAGCCCCTGAGCCGCATTGGAATTCTGAACCGCTTGCAATCCCTGACCTAGATCAAACTGATACCCAGGCGTCGCTGCCAACTGAGCCTGCGTTGGCTGAAACGTCAGACCGCCTTTCGCATATCCACCGATAATGCTCGGCAAATTTTGCAGCATGGCTGAAAGCTGCAGCCCAGCCGGATAGCCAATCTGGCTGCTGTAAGGAATGACATCCGCGCGCGTTTGCTGATATTGAGCCAGCGCGTTCTGCGATGCCTGTTGCGCCGCCGCCGCCTGCGTGTCGGCAGCAGACTTGGACGCGCTGCTAGAGATTAGCGCGCCGCCAAGCCCCGCTACAGCGCTCCCAATCCCAACTGCGGCTCCGATACCCATCTGTTAAGCTGCTTTCAAATCAATCATGAAAAGCTCGCCGGTGTTCGTCGCGCCCATCCGGCGGTACAAAGATCCCATCCGAGGTCCCGAGCCACGTGTGCCGGCTCGCATATAAATCTCGCCAACCCCACGACTGCGCAGATCATCAATTGACCAGCGCTGCATCTTCGGCCCTAACCCGCGAAAATCAGGCGATACATAAAATGCTGTTTGCACTGCCGTCATCAGATCGCGCTTCTCAAGCGACGGACTTAATATCGACATCAGATAACCGAACATGCGTCCGTTGCTGCGAGCGGTAACAATGTGCATGCACCCCAGCCGGTCCAAAACCTGCATCAGCTCAATATTCTTCTCGGCAAAAGCGTCCGGCGCTTCCCCGACCTGAACCAAATGTTCAGCAAATAGCCCGTGGCCGTCTTGATAAAATGTGTCGAACGGCTCAGCCTGAATGGTCACACCGTCCATTTCGGCCGGCTTACGCACCATCGCAGCCAATGTTCGTTGTTTGGCGGTAAGCGCAAGCTTTTCTAGCTGAGGTTGATATGCTCGATAGTAACGCAGCATCGCTGCGAAGTTGATCTGCAGATTGATTGGCGCGAGGTGTGACCACCAGCCAGCGTCAAACCTATACGGCAGGCAATGCTCGAATATCTTGACGCATCCCGCCACAGTTTGCAGTTCATTAAACGTCAGTGACAGACACTCAGGAACACGCGCTTCGATCTGATCCAGCTTACAATCAAGTCGCGTAAGGTGGCTCCGCATAAACGCCGGATCGAATTGCAGTCCAATCCCGCTCAGGCTTTCCAACACATCCTCTACGGGGCGTCGGACTACCGCAATTCTGGCTTCTGGCGCATATTCACGCAGCGAACGCCAGAAAGGCGCTGCTGCGGTCTCAATAGTGCCCACGCGCGCCTGCTCAAACCACGCACGCGCATCATGGAGCGACCGCAAATGCCGGATTTCATCATGGCCGCACGTCCATTCACCATACGTGAGGAAGCGCGAAAGCCAGTAGGTGCGGCTTCGCGGTAGCGCATAAATGACAAACGGCGCGGTCACGTCGTAACCGTGTACCCGCTGGCAAAAAAGTTAATGGCGCTCGCAGCGTTTGCGTCACCTTGGATCGTGTCTCCCGGTGCTAACACCATGCCAGCAAGCTCGGGGCATAGGTCGGTCGTAGGGGAAGCCGCAATCGAACGACCATTAACAATGGCATTCCCAGCGCCCGGAGCACCACCACTTGGCACCCGGTAAAGCGTCAACGTAACGGCGCCCCCCGAGACGTTCGACGCCACTGCACGGGTAATCACTGTCGTAGCGTTTACCGCACCCGTAATCAGAGCGCCCGGCGTTCCATTAGCGAGAACGATGCCCGGTTGAAGAGTGGTCGGCGTAATACTCATTCCGGTACCTGTATGGCCTGTGCAAGCAACACCGCTTGGTCGAAAATCACGCGGTCAGGCGGTGGAATCATCGTAGGGTTGAAAGGGTTCAATGCAGCGGGGACAGCGGGCGGCATCGCCAACATTGCCGTCAAAGGATCGGGAAAGGCCGCACCGGGCGGCGGAACGGAATCCACGCCAACCAGCACGCCGAGATCATTGATCTCCCCCTGAAGCGTCGCGAAATCGCCGCCCGAGCCGCCACCGGTACGCTGGAGCAAACCAATCAGCACATAACGCCACTCACGCATCAGATAGCCACGCCGATCCGTAAACGGGACCTCTGGCGGCGGTAGCTGGATCTGGATTTGTGCCGGAGTGACGGTGGCGCTCATTTGGACGAAGGAGCCTCGACGGGTTTTGTGGCCGCTGTCAGCTTGGCCTGTAGGTCAGAAACCTGCGCTTGAAGCGCGGCAATCTGGGCATTCTTGGCAATCAGCAACTGGAACTGATCCATGACCGCTGATTGCGCCGCTGAAGCTTGAGCGTTCGGCGCCTCTTGTGCGAAGGCTAGCGTTGGCGCCAGCGCGAGGGCGGCCGCGAGAAGGACTTGCTTCAATTCGTGATGCTCCCGGTGTTAATAAGCCCCAGATTGCCCAGCGCGTCACGCAGCGCTTGACATCCAGTGTTGCCTGCGCATGCACCGGTTGGTGTCGCCTTTACGATTGCCGTGGCTCCGTAGAAGCCAAGGCTCCCCGCGCTACGGCCTATATTGAGCGTGGTGGCTGTCGTCGTACCAAAGTTCAGCGTCGTACCTTGTTGGGTCCAAGCGTTCTCCGTCACAGTCAGGCCAGAGCCCCGCGTCGTGCCATTGGCCGTGTTCATGAGAGTGTTGAACGCCAAGGAAGAAACCGCTGGAGCCGAAGTGCGCCCTTCCGCCCGATACTTCAGGGCAAGAGACGAGACGACACCAGCAGACGCCGTGACCGAAAAGATATTTCCATAACCATCGTCCACAAGATCGCCAGTCGTGAAGTTCGTGCCCCCACTGACGACCGAGGAAATCCCATTGAAGGCAAATAAGCCGGTGTCGAGCGTTAGCGTCGATGCTGACGATGGATTCAAATAAGCCGAGCCAAGCTTGAGCGCGCCGAGGCCATCAATTGCCGTCGCTGACACGCTGCTGGACGCACCCTGTGTGCGAAAGGCGAAATTCCCACCGTTCGCGCCTGAACCGTTAAACGTGACCTGAAGATAATCGTTACCACCAGCCGCTAAATCTGGGTTCACGCTGTAGTTGCTGCTGGTCTCGATCGGATACAGATACCCATTGGGGTCTATCGGCCATGTGGCTTGGTACGAGCCAATAACAAACCCCTTGCGGAGACCGGCCGTAGCGGCGGACTGCGCCACCAGCGCATAGCCGTTATCCGCAAAGATTCCGTGTGTCGCGTGGTCGGATGTAAGAACAACCTGCAACCCAGTGACATTGCCCGCGCTCGCTCCCGTCTGGAGAGCAACGTCGATTTCTGTGCCGACGCACTGAGACAGGAACGTCGCGCCTGTTTTGCAATCGGCCCATGGATTAGCCCCGAAGAATGCCCCCTTCAGATTGCTCGCTGACGAACCTCCGAAATTAGCGCTCGGAACAACCTTGGATTCCAGGCCGCCTGCGCCTCCAGTTGAACTCGATAGAGTCGATGCGGTGTTAAAGTTCATCTGCACCATGACGCCTTGGCGGAATCCGTCGAAGGTCCCGCCGCCATAGTTCCCGGTGATCAGCAGTTCATTACGCGTTCCATTCGCAATCGCTGCATTGTCTGACGCGGTGCCGATGTTGAACGCCGCTAGGCTGGTATTGCCAGCAACCGTCGATGTCCCAGCCCAATTGGCTACATATTTCCCCATGTAGGTCGGGACAGTCGAGCCAGACAACGTGATCGTATTGCCGTAGGTGTTGATGCTGTTCACCTCGACAATGTTTCCCGCCAGCGTACCGCCGACCCCACCGGAAAACGTGACGACACCCGAATAGGTGTGGTTGCCAGAGAACGTGCCGCTGAAGGCACCACCTCCGCTCAATGTTGTCGCATTCGTCACCAACAGCCCCGTGCCCGCGCCAGTCAGGAACAGCTCCGGCGCGATAACAACACCTCCAGTCCCGCTCTGCGTCAGATCAATCGGCTGGGTCGGACCTAGCCCCGGCGTAACGGTCAATGTGTTGTTGGTGCCGGAGATGCCGATTGCTAGCGGGTTCGCAAACTTCCAAGAACCGCTTGCTGTAGGGCTACCCGCTAGCGTGCCGCTCAACGTCGCGCCTGCGGCAAGGTTAGGCGCAGCATTAAATAACCACGATCCAGTAATCGTCGGCGTTCCCGATAAAGACCCACTGAGCGCGCCACCATTCAGCGTCAGCCCTGTAGCCCAGCCGTTGTTAACATCCAGCTTCCCGGTGAAATACCCGTTCCACTGCGGCGCGCTTGGAATTTGCCCCTGGACAAAACCAGGAGATGACTGAGCAAAAGCAGAAACGGCCCACAAGCTCCCCAGCAATGCTGCCAGCAGTCGCTTCACGTTGCCAATCCCTGCACTTCAATAAACGCCCCGTTCAACGCCATAGGACCCGGCACAGTACCAGACAGCTTGAACACGCGATCTCGCGCCATCCCCAAGCGGTTCCATTTTGGCTGCGTCAGATACTTTCCAGTAGCGCCAACTGTTTGCTGCACTGGATTGCCAAAGGTGCGCCCCCGATCATCACTCCAGGAAAGCTGCGCCGTAGGCTGGTCCGGAATAAACGGCGCCACACCACCAATAGGGCTAAGACCGATGATAAAATCGCCAATATCACTCGGCCCAGTAGGCGCATCAGGACGCGGCATCCACGGATAGCCCGTATAATCCCCGCACTCCATATCTGCAGTGAACGCCGTATAGCGCACGCGCTTCCCATCGTTCATGAGGTGCGGCCATCCGCGCTCCCAATACATAGGAGCGCCGGCATCCGTGTATACAGTCGGATCAAGCGCATACAGATCGCCGGTCTGCCAATCAGCAACCACGTTCACGCCGTATGCGAACGCCGCAACCTGGGCGCGATGGCGATGCTCAACACCTTCATCATCCAGCCACACTGGCTCATGCCACTCGTCAGTAGACTGATCGTAGCGCCATGACTTATCGGCAGTCGGGAAATTAATCTGATAAAAAGGATGGCCGTTCTGCTGAAAACAAAACCCAACCGCATCCGTCGTGGTCGCGTAAGTGCTCCACTCGGTCTCAATCGCATGGTTCGAAGTGCGCACAACCTCATTGCCCTGCGTGCGCAGAAGGATGTTCTGTCCGGCTTGGTCCTGCGAAAGAAAGAATACGGAGCCGTCAACCTGCGCGATCGAATACTTAGCCACGCATCCATGCTGGACAAACGGACCGGGAATGATCTGAAACGGAAAAGCCGCACCGCCTGCGTCATACCAGACTTCCGTGGTGCGCTGGCCAATCAGCCAGATCTCACGGCGCGTTACGGCAACGGCAACCAGGTTGTCCGAGTAGCCGTTCTTCGCAGCGAAAAATAGCGCGTCAAACACGACTTCGTTGTTGTATGTCGAATAGAAATTCCGCGTGCCAGGCTGATTGAACAGTAAATACCCGTCCAGCACATCGGCGCGATCGGCACCATAAAAGGCGAACACGGCGCCACTTACGGTTGGCGAGTTGGTTGATTCACTGATGGGGACAAGCGTGCTGGTACCGAAACGCACCTGATAACCTGCCGTAGTCCCGTCAACCAGCACCAGCGTTGAACCATTATCGGCCATCGAAACCGGCGTTGTGCGATAGGCAATCGAACCAATGTTGGTCATCGTCCAGTTGGACGCGACGATATAAACGCTGGTCCCGCACACGTAGAAAAGCTGGCCGGAGTTCGCCCAGTACAACCCGCGCGCTGGGCCTGCGGTAGGCGGGGAAGCCAACGGACGCAAGCCAGGAGCCGGATAGTAAGTCCGGGGAGCGCCGACTGAGGATGAGCCACCAGTGGCGTATGGGGACGCGCCGCTGGCGGCCTGTAGCTCAAGGATAGTGCCGGAGGGATTCGACTCAGGATAGAGGTTCACGCAGCGCTGAGCGCTCGCAATAATCGAGCGAGTGGAGTAGGCGCCTTGCGTTAGGGAGATGCGCAATTTAAATTGCCGGCATTGACATAATGGAGCGTAGCCTTGGAACTCACAGCCGAGTTAGAAAACGAGATCTGGCTTCTTTACTCATTCACCGCGACCGAATCATGCGGCGACATGAAAAAAGACTTCCCTATCTCGTCCCAAATCTGGGAAAGGCTGAATAAAGAATCCGCAGAATTTGCGGCAACAAAGCGCGCTGAGCGACCACTTACGACGTAACGCCGCCCTCTGGGCCAGACGACCACTTGCCAGCAGCCACGGGCGTAAAGAAGCAGCGATGCGCGTTGGTCAGCGTCACGCCGGTCGTGCCAGCCGTGTTGTCAATGGTGTCCGTGCCGTTGGCATAGACGTGGATCGCCGCAGTGCCATCATTGATGATCAGCAGCGGAGGTGTGAGCCCAACCAGCGGCCCAGCAGGCGGGAATACCGCGCCCGTTGTGCTGGCCGCTGTGCCAAGCTGTGTGGTCACGGCGTTAATGACGGTCGCCGTGGCTGCGGTAGAGCCAGCCGGAGTAATGCTGGAGAAGTTCACCAGCAAGCCACCGGCCGCTACGGTGCCACCATTCAACAGGCTCTGTAACTTTGTCTGTGCGCCGCCAAGGGGAGTAGCGTAAAGCTGATCAACGCTGACTTGCTGCAGAACCGGTCCTGTGACGACAAGGGTATCAGGTGTGGTGGACATATATACAATTCCCCATTTAGCTTGATGTAATGGCAGCCCAAGTGCCCCCGCCTTCACTCACATATAGCCGAGTGTTGGCCGCCCCATCAGTGCGAAGATAAATCGAACCGTTCGGCTGTGTTGCGGCTGGCGCACCAGATCCTGACGTTATGGTCGGGTTACCTGTAGCTCCAATAGCAACACTGGCACCTGGGAAAGTGACTAATGGCGTACCATTGGTTGCGGTAGCAAGAATGGTAGGAGTAGCCCCCGATCCTTGAATACGCAGGGTGTTGCTGTCGCTGGCTGATCCAACATCGCAGTTACTATCAACTCCGATAAGGATGTTATCCGAACCGGTGGTAAGAGTAGTGCTAGCTACTCTGGAACCTATAAGAGTGTTGGAAGCGCCAGTCGTTACGTGATTTCCCGTCGTAAAGCCAATGGCAAGATTGAAGTTCCCAGAAGCTGTCGCCCCCGCTAGAGCGTGAGAGCCGAGGCCAGTCGCTGATCCGCCAGTATAAGATATGCCCGCCGCTTGGCCGAGAAACGTATTGTCCCCGAATGTTGTGATCGCGGCTCCAGCACTGAGACCGATACCAGTGTTCCCCGCGCCCGTGGTCACGGCCCCCAAGGCCCCAGCCCCAACGCTCACACTATTCGTGGCCGAGGTAATGGCAATGAGAGCGCCATTGCCGATACCGACGTTGGAGGCGCCTGACGTAATCGCAGCACCAGCATTGTTACCGATTAGGACGTTATTCTGAGCGGTGCTCAGAGATGCACCATTTGCTGCGTTCGTGCCGATTACTACGTTATTGGACGCGGTGGAACTTTCATCTGCGGCGCCTTTTAGGGCCCCACTACCTATCGCGACGTTACCTTGCTGACTTGTTCCATCTCGCATCGCGCCGGCGCCGACTGCCACGTTATTCTGTGCCAACGTGGTGTCTCGCATGGCATCGGTGCCAACGGCGACGTTGTTAACGCCTGTGGTTTCGGTTCCCATCGCGTTAACGCCAACGGCAGTATTGAATTGGCCGCTGGTCATAAATGCGCCGGAATGCCATCCGACGAGGGTGTTTTCAGGCCCCGTCATGCCGACGCCGCCCGAACCGCCTGCATGGTCACCGATAATTGTGGCCTCGGATGCTGCCGAAGACAGATTTAATCCGGCGTTAACGCCTACAATCGTCGTCTCATCGGGAATGCCTGTAGCTTCAATATGATCCGCAATGCCCTGATCAAACCGCGCCAACTCAGCCGCCCGCCGCGCACTCCTCGCGGCATCTTCTACTGCCCACCGCTGCAATAATGCAGCACGAGCATTGCGCAATTCCGCACGCAAAGACAGCAGTTCTGCTGGATCTCGCGACCGCGCAGCATCTTCCTCTGCCCATTGACGGAGCATCGCCTCGCGCGTTGCAAGAATGCTTGCGCGGTCCATATTAGCCATTGGTTACTCCTGAACCTCTAATAAGTCTGGCCTGAGAAAATGTTATACAAAGGCGGCCGCACCAAAATCGGCGGCATCCGCAAACGAGGCACCGCAGCGTTCTCTTGGCGAATTGTCGTCAGCGCCGCTTTCGCAAGCCCCTTAACCTCATCACCCGCGACCGCGCCGGGATAAATCGCACACAACCTGATAGCCAGATTGGTCCACAGCGCTTCAAAGTACTCGGGCGGTAGATTGATCGCCTGCGAATAAGACGTGAACGCCGCCAGCGTGTCTTTGATGAGGATGTGCAGCTGGTAGTTATCGGCCTGCGGGATCGGAACCGGATAGACAACGCCAAGCGGGATAGCTGGATCGTAGAAAATCGCCTGTGGCCACGAAACAAGGCCCTTCAGTGCAATCTGCGCGTAGTCCTCCATGCTTTCCAGCAGCGTGAGCGGGAAACTCACCTGATTGGGCTCGCTGTTTACGAGCTGCACGAAGTAGGCCGCCTCCAGCCGATCCGGCCGCGGCACATTGAAGTCACCACCGGGCCCCACGGTATAGGTCTTCTGCCCGGTAGTCGGCACTGACTCATCAAGCAAGTGCCAGATCAGCCAACGACGCCGACTCCACTGCCCCAACATGGCGTTAAGAGCGGAGAATGCGTCGCTATTGTCCTCAGCAAGCGCCGTTTGCCCGACGCCGATAACGCCGATGGCTTTGAGGGCAAAAGTGATGATATCCTGAGGTGTAGTCAGGGACATTCGTCAGCGCGTCCAGCTAGACGCATAAGTTCCTCATGCTGCTCAAGCGCACGCGCCGCTTCTTCAGCGCGCCACCAGTCAACAAGAGCTTGGAATTCGTCCGCATCCATCACGGAGCCGTCGCGCGGTCCAATTCCTCGCGCAGGCGCGCAGTGCCCCAGCGCTTGTCCACCGTCACGCCCAACGCCGTAAGCTGCGACCGCAAATCTGCAGGATCATCAGCCGTCGAGCCCAATTGCGCCCGCAGATCCTCGATTTCCTTCTGCATGGCCGCCAGCTTGCGCAGGTTCGTCAGCTCAGCCTCAAGCTTTGCCATCTCATCGCCGGGCGCGGCGTCCATCACATCGCCCATTTCGCGCTTCAGGCGCACGATGGACCACGCAGGATCAGCCTTGATGTTCAACGCCCGTGCGCGCGCAAATAGTGTCTGGCGCTCCTCTTCCAGCTCAACGCTGGAACGTCCACCAGCCAGCACGCGCTCCTCTTCCTCTTCGGAATGGACTACGAACTGGTCGAATACCGTACGCTTTTCGCGGCTTTCGAGCTTGCGCCCGTCGCATGTGTCAACAAGCCGCACTTCCTCGATCTCGCGCGGATTGAGGTAGAGCATCTTTGGATACTCGCGGTACACGTACTGCTTCTGCACATGGCCAGTAGCCATATGCTGAGCCAGGGCAATCTCATAGGTGCCCCCGCGCATCATGAAGTCTGTCTGCGCCTTCATCGCCATCTCACGCGAGAGATTGGCCGGCTGCACTTGCATTGTACCTGACATCAAGCCTCCAAACGAAAGGGGACGGCCGAAGCCGCCCCCAATAGCCTCAGATTACGTCCGCGATCACGCAGGCCCACTCTGGTCGGACCCACAACGCCCCCCAAACCACATCCAAGCGGGTGCCAGTCTGGCCAGTGCCGATGATGTACTGCCGTGTCATCAGCATCGAAACGCCGTCCAGTTCATGACGCGCCGCTTCAGTGTTCGGCGGAATTTCTAGATCCGCAGTCGCCATCGTGACGGTATCCGGCACAAAGGCGATGTTCTTGCGGTAGGTGGTCGAAGCCGGCGACACCAGTGTAATTGCTGCGCTGTTGGCTGGCGATACGTCCACCGTCTGGTACTGCACGTTCACACCACCAGCAGCGGCCGGAATCAGTGCCGGGTAGATGCTGATGGAAGTTCCGCCGCTCGCCACGTTCGCCAGAACCACAAACTGACGAAGCTGCCCATAGGACTGCTTTTCAATCCGGTTCACGCCGTTCACGCCAGCAAAGGTGATAATATCACCTGCGGTCAGCGTGCCGGTGATGGCGTTGGTGGTGATCGTAGTCCCAGTCTGGCCAGCGCCCGACACAGTACCCGCCGAGAATGTGCCCGACGTGTGCATGATGACCGTCTGGTCCATCATCCAGTCAAAGCCGAGCGCGTTCTTCATCGAGCCCGAGCGATACTGCTCGCTGATGTCAGTCGCCGGGTTGAACAGCCCAGCCAAGGAGCCGGCAACACGAGCATCGGTGAACGGATTCACCACCAGACGGTGGTTCAGCGCGGGCGCCGACTGCGTGTGCAGGATCGCATTTGCGGTCAGGATCGTGATGTTGGACGGAGAAATCAGCGCGCCGGCCGACTCGTTGTCCACGTAGTTGCAAACGCCGCCCTCAGCGCCAGACATAACGCCCACGGCGACCTTACCGCAGAGGTTGTTCACGCTTGGCGCAATGTAGCGCTCAGCGAAGTCATCAACCTTCAATGTGAGGTCAATCTGCGGGAACGACATGCCGACGTTGTTCTGCGTGGCAAGCGTCAGGGTAGTAAACTGCTCGGACACATCCTGGAAGGATACAGCCTGACCAGTGCCAACAACGAAGTCCACCGGGAGGCGAATACGCAGTTGCGAGCCAATCTTGGCGCCAGTGCGGGCGTATTGGTCGTCGTATTGCGTTGAAATATTTCTCATGAAAGCGTTAGTATTCTTCCAGAGTCTTACAGCAATACGGGTCACCATGTCAATAGTGATGAGAGAATTAGCCACGTTAATATTTCCTAATACTGTATTTAATACTTCCCCTCTAGTCTCACTCCATTGAGTTCTCGACCTTGGAGAGGCAATACAGCTCGTGGCGGAAATATATTAGTCGCACGCCGCTAGCTTTTGGGCACGTCACGCGGTTTAGGTGCCGGAACCGCTCATTTCTATTGTCAAAACTACTACGCTCTGTTAGGCTGCAGAAATGAGCAAACGAAGCCTGTTGAGCGTTCCCGGCATTTACACGATTACTAACTCTGTAACCGGCCGAGTTTACGTGGGGCAGACAAACAACTTCCGAGAAAGATGGTATAACCATCGCCGCACCTTACGTCTTGGCGTGCATCGAAACTGGCGCTTACAAAGCGATTGGAACCAATTTGGTGAGGACGCCTACATCTTTGCTATCCACACAGAACTAAGCCACGTAGCACTTCCAGATCTGGCCGATGCGATGACCCGGATTGAGCACGCCGCTTTGTGCAATCTTAAAGATCCTTACAACATCAACGAAGCTGGCGACGAGCGCCTCATCGTGTCCTCTGATACACGCGCTCTTCTTTCTGACATCAATAAAGAACGGTGGACTCCAGAATTTCGCGCGCAACGCAGCGCCGCCACTAAAGCACTTTATCTTGATCCGGCGTGGAAAGCACAACGAGACGCCGCAGTAAAGGCGGCAAAATCTACCCCAGAAGTACGCAAATCAGTCGGCAGGCACTTCAAAGAACTCTGGCGCGATCCGGCACATCGAGCAGCGCAATCAGCTAGCCAACGCGCGAACTGGGAAGATCCGGAATATCGAGAAAGACAGCGAGCCTCGCGATCTGCCGCATGGGCAGATCCTGTTGTTCGTCAAAAGCGTGCCGATGCCATACGAGCAGCCCATGCACGCCGTAGAGCGGCCAAAGCCGCAACCGCTACCTAAGCGGCCGACGCCCCGTCAAATGCGGGTATTCCTTGTCAAACTGCTTCACCCACTCACTCATACTCAGCTTCTCGTCATAAACGCTAGGCTCCGGCACAACTTGCGTGCCGCCCACCTTGGGGGCAGGAGGTGGCGCCTTCGACACAACCGGCGTCTTAGGCTGACTCAACTTTGCGTCCATGCGTCCAATCCGTGCCGCCATAGCTGCCGGCGGTTTGTTGAGCAGTTCAATCAGCGTGTCAGTATCTTCTGCCAGGTCAGCAAAGATCTGCGCGGGGTTTTCGGCTTCGGCCAGAGCCGCCAGAAAAGCCGCGTTTTTGGTAGCGCCCAAGCCAGTCATGATCTGCTTGGCGGATTCCCATGCCTCAGCGCCGATGTCCTTCTTGCCCGACGCATCAATCTGCGTCAGCCGCTGGTTGAACTCCCGCTCCGCAACCAGCTGCGCAGCCCGAGCTTCCAAATCCCCCTGCGGCAGTGGACGTGGCGTAGGCGCTTCACCTTCCGGCGCCTGACGCTGCTGTAGCAGCGCTTCTGCCGCTGCCGCCCGGCGTTCAGCCTCCTCTGCGCGCTGCGCTTCCGATGCCAGCTTAGCTGACAGATGCGCAAAACGCCGATCCGCAGGCTTCGGCTTCTTCGGCTCTTCGGCTACCGGTTGCGGCGTCTCAGCGGGCGCCTCAGCAGCCTCAGTCTGCTGAACCGGTTCTGTAGTAGCCGGCGCTTCTATCGGCTGCGTAGCGGGCTCTGGCGCCTCTGGAATGGGCGCCTCGGTTGTCTCGCTCATGGTCTTCCTTTAGTCGCTCGGGGATACCGCCCCGGTCGGTGTCGATAGCGGCCTCTCCCGCCAGTCACGCCTGGAATGGATTCCGGGACAAACCAGAAGATCCGAGCGGCGTTCCTCCTTGGCTCGTCAGTGCAGCAGCGAAGACGGCATATGCTCCGGCGCCTTCTTCCGGTTGGCCCGCAGCGGCGCATCAAGAATCAGCGCCTCCGCAATCTCGTCCTTCATGCTCACGGGCACCACGTCGTCCGGCTTCGACAAGCACGCCGTCAGCGCTAACCGCGCATCTTCCAGGCAGTTCGGCGCAACCAAAGCCACGAACGTTTTCATGGCTTCCTTCTGATTGCGATGCGCGCTCATGAACGAGCGATACAGCTCGTTGTTCGCGCCCATGTAGGCTTCCCAGTACTCCTGCGCGATCTTGACGGCAGTTTCCGCCACTAGCCGATGCGCATTAAGTCCCGGCCCCATCCGCGCAGGCTCAACCAGCCGCTTGGTACGGATGTGAGGCGTAGCAACGCCGTTCGCTAGGTCGTCCTTGAGGCTCACGACGCCTTCACCACAACCATATCAAGTAGCGAATTTCTCTTCATGGCAATATCTTGGTGCCAAGTGTCACGGATTGAAATGCCACCCTTGATCGGGAAACGATGATGTGCCCAGCCATATTGGCCAGCCACCAAGCGCTTCCTAGGCTCAATGGTCTTCGCGTGCAGCATCTTCAGAAAGCCGTTCATTTCACCTTCTTAGGCATGGACATGCGACGCACAACCTTGTCCGCCTCACGGTCCTTCGCGCGCTCTTTGCCGCCCTTGCGTTCCAGCATGTCGCGCCGCATTGCGGCTATCTCGACTTTCTTTTTCATGTCGCTAACCCCGTCTGAATTGCCGGCGCCTTCACCGGCTCAAAGCCCTGCGCTGGCCCACCGCCGCCCGCGTCGTTGGCCGGAGCCTGTAGGCTCGTCATCAGATGCGCCACAGCCGGCCCTAGATTGTCCTGCAGCAGCTGGCGGATCGTCTCATGAACCGCAGCCGAGGCACCTTGTGGGTCCAACTGCAGCGCATCCTTAAACACCGCCATACGCTTCGTGTCGGCGTCAAACGCCTTAATGATCTGATCGTTGTTGTCGTTACGCACCTTCAGACGCTCTTCCGCCAGCGCCTGCATGGTCTCGCCCTGCACTTTGGTCAGCTTCTGAAGCTGTGTCTGCAGGTCCCCAATCAGCTTCTTAGCATGCTCAGGGTCCATCCCCGGTTTCAGCCGTTCGGCAATCTCCTCAGCCTGCGGGAAATCAGCCGATTTAAACAGGAGATCCCCGATTATCGGGATAAGCTGCGGTGCCTGCGTAAGGATCTGGATAATCGCGTTGAACGCCTCTTGGCGTCGCGTCGCGTAATCCGGTCCAATGTCCGAAACAACGGCATAAGTGCCCACATTCGGGTTAAATATCCGCTGTACAGCGGACTGAATGCGCCTTTCGTGGTGCGCTTCCGGCGAGTCCGGGTCAATCATGACCTCACCCTCTTCCCCGGCAACGTCAATAATCTTCGCAACACGCTGCGTGTCGTAAATAACCGGTATCCAGTCCTTGATGATCGCGCCCTGACGGCGAATCGCCAATCCCTGGTTGTCAATGAAGTGGTAAGTGGCCCGATCGCCCTGCCGCTGACGTTCGTTGATAGCCTTACCGGACTTCTCGTTACCTTGCTCGCCTAACTCAGCTTCATACTGGCCGGACGACACCATCATAAACTGGCGCGCCATTTGCACGCCTTCGAGGTAGACAGGTGACGACGCTGGCGGCTGCGCCTTTTGCGGAGGGGGAATATCATTTCCCTCGTCGTCCCGGTGCTTCCACGGCAAATAGGAGTGGTTCGTCTCGTTCGCGGTGCCCCAGTACGGCTCAACACCCTCCGTAGCCGCTACTGGCAGCACCCACGGCGACTTACTTTGCAGCGCGCCATACTCAACGGCTGCGGACCAGTTATAGTTGATCATCTGCTGAGCAGAGATCATCGCCCGCGTATGGCCCTTGCGATCCATCTGCCTGTCAATGACCGTAACTTCACCAACCCACGGCACAATAGGCACCGCCGTGCCGGGAATATCCGTCGTCTTCACAACGTCATTGCCGATAATCAGATGACACTTGACCTCTTTGCGAATGACCGGACGGCGCTTGAGGATTGAGCCGGCGGCTTTATGTTGTTCTTCCCACAGCTTAATCAGCTCGCGAGGCACCTGACTGGCATAAGTCGTTGTGCCAACATCATCGCCTAGCAGCTCATCGCGATCCTCGGTCACCTCGTAGTAGCGAGCCTCGCGAACGTGGTCTTCACGAATCCAGCCCGCGTCCTCGCCATCAACCGCATTGGCAATTGCCAACTTACCCTTCAGTTCAGGGTATTCTTCCTCAACCTCGTCCTTCGGGCGATCAGCGAAGATGAACCCATATCGAGCGCCTGTGCCGTCAAGCTCAGTGCAATCACAATCCAGGTAGACATTCATCGGGTTTTCTACCCCGCGAATGTAGATCTCCTGGTTGAACGCATCCGGGCCAGGCTTAGGCGCTGGCGCGATGTAATCGGCCTCAATGACCGTCCAACCCAATCCAGCCTGCACCTGAAACCCAACGGCCTGAATCTGCGCCATCTGCGCGTTGGAGTGGTTCGCTATATGACGATACAACCCCTCGTAAACCTCAGCCGCCGCTTCCGTCGATCCACCGCCAGTCGGGCGGTACTTCACTTCCGTCTTATTCTGCCGCGCCTCATTGATGACGTGCAGATTGTGCTGACGGGTTTCATTCACCGTTAGGCTTGGGCGCGATCCACGGTCCTGGTAAACGTCCGCCGGCCACTGGTAGTTGTTGTACGCATCGCCGTGCGCGAACTTGTAATCCTCTGCCCAGTTCTGCCGAGCCTGCGATTCCCACTCTTCGCACTTACGAAAACGCTTATGCGCGCGACGGACAATCGGGTCCGTTGCGTCAATGCTACTGCTGTCAGTCAGGTCAACGTCGTCGGCCACTGGTTACCGCTTAACCGGCATCCGCTTTTCAGGCCCCGTCATATCCACGCCGCGCGGCGGCGCTGGCGCGAGCTTCGACGGCGGATCAACACGCTGCGGCGTAAGCGTGTTCACACCCGGATCAACGCGGCGCTCATACAGTGGCGATGGCTTGTCGCGAGACACATTGCGCGGCTGACGGTCAAGCGTGCTCATACCTCAGTCCCCACATCCACCTTGCTACCACGCCCATCGCTGAACGAGATCGCGCTACCAGCATTAGCCAGACGCATCCAGTGCTTCACGCCCTCAGTCGCAAGATCCAAATGACGCCGAAGCTCCTGAATCTCAGCATACTGCGCCTGGATAATGTCGTCTTTCCCACGAAAGGCAGCGTTGAGCACTTCAGCCGTTGCCCAATCTGCAGGCCCAAGGTAACTGAAGCCTGCCTCAATCATCTCCGACGGAGTGTACTCCGCCGCACTGAGCGGCGGCCACCAGAGGTCCGCCAACGCATCATACCAGCATACTAAGAACTCAGCTCCTTCCCCGTCATCAACCGCCAGCCAGTGCTGCATGTATTGAGCCAATAGCGGAGGCGGCCGAAGCGCAACCTCCTCCAATAGCTGAGCCGCCGAGGAAACAGGAGCCACAGACATGGGCTGCTCGACCATCCGGGCACCTGCGCCAGATGTCACCGCACCTTCTTCTTCGCAGCCGCCATATCCGTCAGCTCGCTCGGCCGACGTGTCTGATCAGCCCACGCCTGCTTCAGGCCATCGCCCTTCGCGGGCGGCGACTTAGGCGCCTTCTGACCGCTGCTGTGGCCCTTCGCAGGCGACTGCCACGCTGTCTTCATGCCGTCTCCACCGCCCCGCGCAGGGTAATTCGGCTGAGCCGGACGACTACCTTTGGTTGCCATGTTTTACTCCAAAAACTAACTAATTAGCCGCCGACCGCACGGCCTCTAGAAGATCAGGGTCTGCTGCCATTTGCTTAGCAGCAGCGGCTGCCAAATCTAGCTGGAATCCCGCGTCAAGCAGGCACGAAAGCAAAACACCTTCGAGATCGTCCAGCGGCAAATTATGCAGACTAATCTGCGTCTCTGGCATCTCTAGTTCCTCTGTTACCGTCCAAGCCAAGCGCCGCCAGGCCGTGTCGTATGCCTCAAAGGAGGCAAAAGCGCAGGAAGCTTCGGCCCCGTGTCGTTCTCCGGGCTCCGCGAGCCCTGCACACCCGTCCCAAACGCATCCGCACAATGCGAAGCGCCATCATGTAAGGGCTCAGCGCGCCACACGCCCATCGTCTCGTTCCATTGACGCCGATAGAGCCTCAACAATTCCAGCCCCTTCTGGCATCCCTCTGCGTCGAACCACGCACGCGGCATAATCGTGCGTGCTGCGTGAATGCGATCGGCTGGATTAGCCGCCGGAACCACAACCACCGGCTTGATGCCGTGCGCGTTCAGGAAATGCCGACGCGACTTGCCTTGATACGTCAGTTCGCGGTTCTCAACGTCATGCGGCAGATAGTGCCTGCCATAAATGTATGGCTTGCTGAGAACTATCCGCGCGTATTCGTCCAATCCTGGACCGGCATCCTCGTAATACTCTAGCCAACGCCATTCGCCGCCAGCCGAACGCTGGAACCACCAAATGGCAGTCGAGTCATCAATGCCCAGATCCCAGCACGTATGAACAGGCAGCGCCGGGTCATACAGCACACGGCAAATGCGCTCATCTGCGAGCGCCTCATCTAACCATTTGCCGAAATATGAGCCGGAATTTGGCGCAGTGAACGAGCATTCCAGCTCTTGCGCGAACTCTTCCGGGTCCAGCTTGCGGCGTAGTTCTTCTACCTCATCAGCGGGTATCGCGTTGGTCTTCTGATACGGCAGCAAGAAGCGCGAATCAGGCGACGCGTCCTCGTAAGCCTTCTTCAGACGCCCGTTGCCCTTGGGCGTGCCGATCTTGACACGCGAGCCACCGTAATCCGCCAGCATTGGCTCAACAACCATGTCAAGCCCTGTGGCGATAACGTCGTCGGCCTCGTCTTCAATCACCTCATCAGCATAGCCGCCGCGCCAGGAATCTGGCTTGTCCATGCCGCCTGCCTGGTAAATGCCCCCATTAGGCAGCACCACCCGCATTTCCGACTTGAACACCACGGCGCCGGGGATAGTCTCAGCCGCCCGCGTTACCTTGTCCCAAAGCCCCGTGCGCTTCCACATGACCTGCGCAGGCAGCACGTGAACCACGCGCGGTGGATCTGACTTGAGGTTACGACGCGCTGCTGGAATATGGCGCCTATCCTCAGTCAAAGCCTTACGCAGGCCGCGCCACACAAACGCTGTGGACTTGCCTGCACGTCGGTGGACAACCGCTACAATCGAACGGCTCTGGCACTCAATCAACGGCTCCTGCCACGGGCGAGGCGAAAATGGCAGGGTTATGACTTTGGCGGACACCTACCACCTGCAGCATGAGCGCCGCCCGCTAAAAAGCCTAGCGTATAGCACATAGCGGCTCCAGCACCAATCAGGAGGCCCCATATCATCACGGAGCCAGATGCCACCCAATGATCATCGTGCCATTCAACGCCGCTGTGCCGTTGTTGGTGAACGTCAGCACCGTCGAACCAGCGCCAGCCGTCGCGCTTGTCGGCGTCATGCCTGGCACCGTGTTGGTGAGCGAGCGGATGTCGAACACGATGTTCGCATACGCTGGCGTCGCCAGATTCGTCGTGGCTGCAATCAGCGAGTTGGTCAACGTGAAGGTGTAAACCGCGCCAGCCGCAGTGGTCAGCGCCTCAGTCACAACCTGACCCGAAAAGGTGTTGCTTGTGGCCGCATGCACAGTGCTGGTCTGCGTGTTGTGAACCATCGCGCACGCAAGCATCGCAATCTGCGCAGCAAACGCCGCGACAGTCTGCGGGTAAGCGCCAGCGCCCTGCTCAGTGTCAGCCGAAATCTCAGCCAACGCAGACAGCTGCGGATAGGTGCCGGCGGGCGCAACCTGCGCCACACCATTCACGGTAGCGGGGCCGGGGTTCGGGAAACCCGGCGTCGTCCATCCAGCCATTTAAAATACTCCTGTCAAATAAAACGCCGTTTGAAACCCAGCGGCGGACCTACCGCTTCTTACCGTTGCCAAGCTTGCGGTCAGCCTTGGCGTCGATCTTCTCTTCAGTGCTTTTGGACATGCGGCCAGCGTTTACAGCCTGCGATGCGCGCGCCTTAGCATTGGCTGCGTGAGATTTATCCGGCATCGGATAGGCGCGCTTGCCAGGCTCGCCAAAGTCCTGCTTCGGCAGCGCATCACGCTTCTTGGTGGAGAGTTTAGCCATTATTCGTATCCGATGCCCGATAACGGTTCCTGCGGTTCGCGTGGGTCAGTCATGCACTCGCGTATTTCTACGATGAAAGAACGCCGCACGCGCACGTCGCTACTATCGCACACCACCACGTTATCGCTCGTGTGTATCTCAACCATCTCGCAATCAATGATTTGGATGCGCTTACAGTTGGTGATAAGAACGAACTCCTTATCGCGGATCTCCGTTACATCATCTGCCATTACCGCATTCTCCAGTTCGTAGCCCACCCATACGCAAACGGATTACCGCGGGGTTCTGTAACCTCTGGCGCCGGCAACTGCGGACGTTGTGCCAGCTCTGCCGCCTGACTGATGCACAGGTCCGACAACCGCTGCGTCTCGACCATGATGTCCCGCGTTGCCTGCTCGGCCGTGACAACACGCGACTGCAGCGCGCCCATGTCGATCATGGCGGCGGCCAGCTTGGCTTCCGTCGCCAGCAGGCGCTCGGTGAGTATCGTGTTGGCTTGGCTACTGCGGGATGCGTCAGTGACGCGCTGAGCGCCGCATCTCACGCAAACACCGCCGTCAAACGCATGCCAGCAGCGTGCTTGGCTGTCTAAACGGCGCGCGGCTTTATCGGCCAACACAACCATTTTCAACGCCAGCCCATCCGTGTCCGCGCACTGCTCGCCGTAGTCCGTGTCGTGCATGTAAAAACCGCCCATCACACCACCTCGTCCTCGCGGGGATCTGTCCAGCGCTTCCCCTCAAGCACGTTGCGCGCCCAATACCTGTTGGAACGTAGGTAAAACCGCAGCGCCTCAATGCGCGCCGCATCATTAGCAGGTTTAGTCACCCACAGGTCGGCGCCCACGGTCAGAGCCAACTCGTATAAGTCCTCGTAAGTGGGCTTAAAGCCATCGGGGGATACACAGTGCCATCACACCACCTCAACCATCGCGCGATCCACCGTCACCCGCAGCATGCCCATCATAACCTCCACACGCTGCTGATCCGTCCAACGCACCAGCCCCTCAATATCCCCGAACGGGCCACCAACGCGCACACAGGCGCCTACAGCCACAGGACCGAACGCAGGCGCCTCCAGGTCGATTGCTCCGTCACCAGCCCTCCCACGGGCTTGCAGCGCCTCTACGGCGCCACGCGGCATGAGCAATGGCCGAAGCCCCGTATCCGTCAACAGCCGCGTCGTGCGCATCTCACGGTTCCAACGCAGCAATGGCCCCCATCCAGGTCCGCAGACGAACAGGTAACCGCGAAACAGCGGAACCAACGCTTCATCGCGCTTGCGATGCCCGTTCTCAATCACCGGCCGTCCGTTGCGGAGCGCCACACGGCGGCGCACCTCAGTGGCCAGCCACGCGCGGATGTGGGGAAGGGTTGAGACTCGGAAGAGCGCTTCGAATTCGCGGGCGGGTTCGGTCTGAACGACCATCCAAGGCGAGGAGCACGCGCCATCACTCCGGTCGCACAGGGCAGGCGGCCACGAGTTGGAGGTGTGTAGCGCATGGCCCGGCGCGGCGTCAAGTGCCATGTGCTGCGTCCCCAACGGTGGCGGCCAGCGTGGCCCATAAGCCAGCGACAAACATGGCAGCCGGATAACCGCCCCAATCAAACGCCCCCATTACCATCGCCAGTAAGCCGCCAAAGAGACACACAGCCCTAGCAATGGGGCTACCGCTGGTCTCACTTGCCATCCTTCCCCTCCTCCGGCGCTTGCCAACGGTAAACCACCTCGCTCACCACAGGTCCGCCATCAGCCCCGGTCTGCTCCTGCCGCTGCGTTGGCTTGCCCCACGCATAGGCCAGTGTCAGTTCAATCGCCCACGGCTTGCCCTCCGCTACGGCCTCTGAGAGCTTCCTGGCAGCCTCTGGGCTGTTAGCGCGCATGAGCTCGGTGAACTCAGCCTGACCGGCTGGGCGCCCTCCTGGGTTGCCGGAAACGCCTTTCTGGAAACCCTTGCCAGTGATACCGCCAGGCTTGCGTTGAGGCGGCTTGTTTTCAACGGTCATCCGCGTTTGTCCTCTCATACTCTCCCTAGTAGAGAGACCGATACGATACGGTCTCTCCTAGGGCTGAGACGTATCGGCAACGTATCGCGATACTGTGTGTTATTACAATGAGTTAGCATACCACGTCTCCGTAACAATGGGGTAATTCGTATCGAGTTCATTGGAACATGCGAATAATCGATACGGGTAGCGCTTTTGTGTGCTGCCCGGCCTTTCTCTAGGTGCCCAGCCGATACGTTTGATGATACGGAACGATTCCTGCGTCGCTGGTCGCGTTGTGTGTTGGGCTTGCAAGCCATTGATACAACTACGCTAATAGCCATAAAAACATCGTTACGTATCGAGAAACGTATCGGATCAACTGGCATCGCCGTTAGCCCTCCCCAATTCAGCCTTCCCGCCATCGGTAATCACCCATTTGCGACGGTGAATCTTGACGAGCTTGTCGGCCTTCAACCGCTCAAGGCAGCGTTGCACTCGTGCCTTGAGCGGATCGCCACGCTCGTTAATCCACCCAGTCTCGCGGGCTATGTCTGCCAACGAGGCGCCCGGTCGCGCCTTCAGCCAGAACAGCACCGCATCCTCGTCGCTAAGCGCCTGCTTGGCATGGTTGGCGGCGCCCTCCGGCGACTGGATCTCAGCCACCACTGATACCAGCGGGCGCTTCTTGGCGTCCGTGAGCGTTGGTACGCGGACAGGACGCAGGATGAATGGGATAGGATCGAAGTCAGCTCCACGCAGCTTGCCTTGCCAATGCATCGTGGTGGACTCGCCCATGGCATCCGACCACAGCGTCAGGTTGCCATCCAGCTCGTTGAGGAACGAGCCGCCGCCACGTGGGACCAGGTTTTCACGATCTGCGTTTTTGACGGGGTGGGATAAGAACACAACGGCCGGATTGCCTTTGCAGCGCGTCAGAATGCGCTGGGTGCGACCGAATTCACCCATCTGAACGTTGTTGTTCTCATCATCGCCAGGAAAGAACGCGGCTACCGTGTCGCCAATGATGAGAACTGGGTTAAGCCCGAGCGCATCGATCTCTGATGCGAGTTCTTCTGTCGCTTCCGGGGTTAGCGGGAAGTTGCGTGGTAACACATGAGGCATCTGCGCGGCGGACAAGCCATACTCCTTACAGGCCGCATGCATGCGGCCGCACAGGTCGTCTGGGTTTTCGCCTGCTAGAAAGATTACATCCCCCTGTGTGGTTTCAAGCTGGCCGATGTACCGGCCGTTCTGCACCATGCATCCGAGATAGAGCCAAACCGCCGTCTTGCCGTGGCCGGTTTTTGATGTGCAGGCGTAGATCCTGGTTCGCTGCACCAGCCCGTCGATAATGTAATCTGGTGGCGTGAATGTTGCCATGAAGGCGGCGCCAGTGAGTATGCGCGAAGGTGGCGGCACGTCCTGCGCATTGCCGCTGGATTTGCTGTATTTGTTCCACGGATTGCCTGGGTCATCTCTCGGCACGTACCCGTTCCGCTTCTACGATCTCGTTAAGAAGCGTGGTAGAAATCCAGTCCTCCAAAGCATCGAAGCCGTCTTCGGGAAGGTGCAGAGCGCCTAATAGGCGCGCGTGATGCATGACCACATCCCAGGCGCCAGAATAGCTTTCGACCTGATGTGCGACACACACAGCCTCAGCGCGCACTAGGTTATGCAGACGTGGGATGACGAGTTCGCCGAACTGCTGTTCGAACTGGGTCACAGCGTCACATCCACACCCGGAATATCCGGGTCCCACGATGGTCGCACGAACTCACCAACCAGCGTGTAGCCACCAGCGGGATCGGGTGTGGCGACGAACGACAGTCCCCAGCCAAACTTGTCACGCAGCTCACCGCGGATTACGCCGTCAACGTCTTTGCGCATTTTGCCGGTGTGGTTGGTCATCCCCAAAGCCGCACCTTATGCCCACGCTTAATCTGCGCAGCGCTTGCACGCATGGCCCGTGGCGCCGCTACCTTGCGCTTCGCCACACCCGCCGCCCGCTCCCGCTCACTTGCCGCCACGTGTTCCGCGTAAACCCGCGCCACCACATCCGCATTGTCCGACACGCGAATGCCTGCGCTGCGCAGCCCGTCCAGCGCCTGCGCGATGGAGACGCACTCACGAACGGTCGGAATGCCACACGCCGCGTAGGCGTCCGCTGCGGCCGTTTGCGCTGGCGATGCGTGTCCCTGCCCGTCCGGGCGCTTGCATTCGATCCATAGGACGCGCGTGGGAGAGCCTTGGCATACCAAAACGTCAGCGGTACCCGGACGGCAGCCCCGCGCAATGGCCATAAGCCGTGCGTTGTCGTTCGCTTGGTGTGCGCCAGATTGATCGATGCCGCGGATTTCGCGCGGTTCAAGCACAACGGCGTGGAGGAACTTATCCAACCACGCCTGCAGGCTCCATTCGGGCTTGCGTTGGAGGGTCATCCAGCAGCGACTTTCGAAACCGCTTCCCAGATCCGATCGCGCTCAGCGGTTATCTCGTCTGCCTCTTGCTCATTGAGCGCGCCTGTGTGCGCTATATCCAACTCGCCAATGTTGGCGCGTGTAGCGAACGTGATGTCCGTCCAGCGCTTGCCGCAGCCGAGGCACACGCGGCCAGCCGCCGTATCGGTAAAGTTGTGGCCGGCTATAATAGTCATGCGGCCACCGGGAAACGTGGCTGATAAACGCGCTTGTAATGCTCGCTACACCAAGCGGTGCGTTCCTCCGTGCCATCCGCCCTACGTCGCCGTATAGTGGGTAAATAGCAGAACTGCCACGGCCTGGAATCATTAAGCGCCCATTGGCATTGTGACGGCGCGGCACTGGGCGCTGGCATCGGGAGCGGAAGCGTCGCCTGTCGCATGAGTAATGCCAGTTCGTCCGTGCGCTGCAGCGGCTCATGTATTTGGGGGAGCGTAGCCGCATCTGGCTGCGGGACAGATGTTGGCAGTCCCATCCTGCACATTTGGTTCTTGCAGGCGCGATCAGAGATGCCGAATTCCTTGCCAAGCTTCTCGAACGAGACGCGCTGTCTGCGACCTTCTACAAGCCGCTCTATCATCTCTGGCGTCCAAGTGATGGTATTCCAGTAGCCAGTCTTTAACTCGCCCATGTGAGCCTCGTTGGCTGGTAATCATTCAGCACAAAGCCAGGATGCCCCGGCTGCGCACGCTTCATCGCATTGTTGAGCGCGTAAATATCGCCGCGCTTGGTGCGGGGCAGTTCAAGCTGCGCCGCGCGCTGGTAGACTTCGCGCAATGGGATGGGGATGGGCGCTGACTTAAGGCGCGGCGGCTTTGGGGTATGCGCCCGAGGCGTGCGCAGCCCCATCTTGTTGCCGCGCAATGAGGGACGCTTTAGTCCGAAGCGCCGCGCTACGTGCCGGAGCTGCTTAATCGTGAGTTGTGCCGGGCCGATTGCGTTTACGGTTTGGCTAATGAAGCCAATATCAACCTTCGCTTCCCACAACTCACGAATCTTGGCAGCCTGCTCTGGGCTGTAGCCGAGAGCAGGCTTGGCGGACGGCCCGCGAACCTCACGCAGAGGCCATTTGCGCTTGCGCCGGTAGCCGTAGATCGCCAGGACAGTGCAGCCGATTTCCTCTGCAATACGCGCATCGCTCCAGCCTTCGTCCCAAAGCTGGCGTGCCTTGGTTACATTCTCCTCCGTGATCCACGTTGGTTTGGTCTGCTTAGGAGCAGGAAGCGCCTTGGGGATAATCTGCCGCCTAGCAGCGTTTCTCGCTGTGCGTTGCTCATCTGTGAGCGACAGCCGCCAGCGTGTCCACTGTGCGCGCCGACAAACTAAGCAGTGGCGCTTGCCTTCGGGATAGGGATGACCGTTGCGGCATGTTAAGCGGGTGGTGTCAACGCCGGTTCGGCGCAGTTTCTTATTGATAGCATTGAGCGATCGTCCGATCTTCTGGCCAATCGCGGTCTGCGTCAGGCCATCCGCGACCAGGCGGTAAAGCTCCGCTTCCTGCTCAGGCGTCCAGGTCAACGCCAGCGCTCCACATCTCGGCAGCCGGAACACACCCGATTACCGAATCCAGATGACTTAAAATTCCCCTGACAACGCAAGCACTTGCGCATTGCAGTGGCTTGCGATGGCGCAAGCGCGACCATCGCGCTTTGCGGCGCCTGGGTCCCGATTGCGCGCCACAGCGCCGCGTCTGCATCGCGTCCGGTCAATAGGTAATCGATCGACACGCCCAGCGCCTCGGCCATCGGTGGAAGAGAATCGCACCGCGGCTTATGTTCGCCGTTCTCAATGCGAACAATGGACGCGTGGGTAACGCCACTAAACTGCGCCATATCGCGAGTAGTAAAGCGATTTGCCTGCCTTAGACGCCGCAACCGTTTCCCGAACGTCTCGGTCATTCGAACGACAGCGCGTACTGCAGAACAGCCTGCTGCTTCTCCAGCTTAGCGGCTTCGAGGAAGTGGCGGCGCACACTGAGCCGAATGCCCGCTATCTGAATGGGCGTCAGATCGCGTGATGGCGCCTCTACATTCAGGATCTCTCTGATGTCCGCTGCCATTTCGCGCTTGGATGTTTCTAGCCGGATTACACGCTCGCGAATGTCGTCTGCGACGCTCTTGTTGTGGCCTATGTCGCTCACTTCGTTGCCCCCCGCCAAACAGCCCTACGCAGACCCAGTTGCGCGTCTAGTAGTCTGAGTTCCCACCTGTCAGATGCATCCAGGTGCCGTTTGAGCCGCCATGCGCAGTAATCGGCCCAGTACTTTCGCCAGACCCACATTCTGTATTCCCCCGGAGTTCCAGTTCGTATTGGCGGCGCTGCATGCGTCTGGCTTCAAGCCGTTCCTGCAGCAATCGCACGCTGGCATCGCACTCACGGAGTGCGGCCAGCTTCATTGACATCCATGCTTCGCGGCGGATGGTTAGCAACTCGTTGTAGAAGAGTGCCTTCCCGCGCGATTCCTTGACGCCGAATTGCATTGCAGCCTGCGCGATGCAGGCAGGCGTTGGCTGCCCAGTAGCAGCGCGCCTCGTGAGCACAGCATCGCGGAACATGGCTACGCAGTCCTGTAGCCAGCTCTCACGTTGGTGAGCGGTAAAAGAATTAATTTTCCTATTCATCGCGTCTCTCGTCCTTCAGGTTCCTGACCGCGAGGAAGAGAAGGGTCACTTATGGAAGGAGTAACAATCGCAGAGAAAGAGACGCCGCCCGCTGCACTTGGCAGGGCTGAGCGGGCGGCGCCTAAGTTGGCTGTCTCATGGAGAGCAGACAGCGGTTGGGAGGGGGCTCGGGCGAGCCCAGGCGCGCTCTCAACGCCTAGGGGATTTGCCCAGAATGCGTCGTGCGCACCCTGGCATAGACAATCGCAAAGGAATTCGCGGAAACCGCACGGACAGCGTCTAAGCATGGAATATCCGCCGCGCACACATCAGACAGGCAGCGATACCGATGCAAGCGGCCGGTACGCTAATCATGGTGAGCCAGCCGTCGCCTTCCGCAATCTCCAGTATCGCGCAGATAAGATTCCAGCCCACAAAAAGCGCGTTGGTCGCAAGAAGCCATATCCACACCCGCATCACCCCGCCTCCCCACGCGCGCGTTGTCTGTAAAGTCCGTCGCCCATGAGGATCAGCAGCGCGTTCGGCGCGACCCAGATGAGCAGCACGAGGTCTAGGAGGGTGTACGTTGTCATGAACAACGCTCCGCGCGGCACATGCTGCACAGGAGCGGCCCGGACCACGTTCCGACCACATCCGCGTTGCATTGCCGGCAGGTGAAGAAGTTGTACTCGGCCATCGCCGCCGATGCCGGCCGCTGCCGTCGCCGCATCCATGCCGATGTCGCCCCGCTGCTGCGGGTCGATGCCACGATCGGATCTGGTATCGCGTTACAGCTCAGATCTCCCACGAGGGAGGCTGCCCAGCTTTTGAGGGAGGCTCTGGCTTGGGCGCGAGCGAGGCTCATGCGGCTTCTGCCGTTTGCGGCGCCGCGATCGACAAATCCTTCAGTCGAAGAGCGGTAATGCCATGACTTTGGGCGATCTGCGTGGTTTCGACGACCGGCCAGTACTTGGCTGGGATGCCGCGCCTCTGCCAGTGGATTGCCGACTTTGGATCGACACCAATGGCTTCCGCCAATTGGCGGCTGCCACCAAACGCTTTGATCAGATCGGCATGAGACAGCATGTCTCATGGGATAATGACTAATTGTCTTACAGTCAAGGGATTTTCTGGCGTTGGAACTGACTCAGACAAAAAGTCATAATCAGTGCATGGGAACAAAGACATTGGGCCGCCCACCGCGCACCGCGGACGACAGGGTGATGATGCGGCGCTTAGGTACCCGCCTCCGGTGGGTGCGCGAGGCGCTTGGCAAAACGCAAGATGAGATGGCCGAGATCGTCGGCATTCATCAAACGGCTTGGAGCAAGTACGAGGCGGGGAAACGCTGGCCTGATGAGTTCCAGGCCCCGCGCTTCATCGCTAAACTGCAGATTAGCAGGGCGTATCTGCTGGAGGGCAGTCTAGAAGGCGTAGAGCGGGAACTGGCCATCCGTCTCGCCGCAAATCATCCAGAGCTTGCTGGCCCCACTGACAAGGAGCCTCGCAAGGGCAAGGCCCGGTCTTAACGCAATGGGCGGCCGCTGTGCCGCCTTTTTCTTTCCCTCCCTCTAAGACAAAAAGTCCTTGACGACTTAGACTAAATGTCTTAAGTATGCCTCCGTTGACACCGGAGGACGTGTCGTCGTGGTCCATTCCCTTTTCCAATCAGCTACCCAGACGGCGCCTACGCACGTTCGCGTGCGGCGCTGTCAGGATAACTCCTTACAGTCATCATTTGGCAACAATGAATGGCGTGACAACGACGTTATAATTACTCCTGAAAGGTTTCTGTCCCATGCCCCAACCCCCACCGCGGTTGTCATGGGATCGGCTCCGCATGGAAGCGGAACACGCGCGCCGAACGTGTCAAGCGATTCTGGATACAGAAACGATCGAGGACGCGAAGATCCTAGCGCATGGGCTGCTGTCTCAGCTCAATCGCTGGCTACCGCCAGAACGCACGCCACCGTATTCCCCGCGTCGGCGCAGCTAGCCGGTCTGTTCACTCGTGCGGTGCTGTCATGACCCGCGCCTGGGACTGTCTTCGAGGCTGGCGCACGATCTACACCAAGGCCGAAGTACTGGCGCACGGCTGGTCGTGGCACGCTGGCACAGCGGCGATGGTCGCGACGCTCAACTGCGCTGGCCCTGCGTTCGGTGCGCCACTGCCCCTACGCCCCCCGGAACCATGGCATGCGGTAGTTGGCGTTGTCCCGTCGCCTACGACAATCAATGTCCCATCCCCCACGCCAGACTACGGCCCATCCCCGCTGCAGTTCCTGCCAACGCCGGAGGCGTTCTCGCTGCCGATCCCCAACGGCGCGTTCCCCGCTTTTACGGTGACGCCCGGCTTGGTGACGGAAGAGACAACGCCCGCGCCGCACCCGTGTCAGCCCGCGCATTGGTGGAACGGATCGGCGTGCGTTGAAGGCAAGAAGTCGCCGCCCGCTGATGTGCCCGAACCGGCCGGCGTGGCTGTGCTGGGCGCGGCGCTTGTGGCGTTGGCGGCAATGCGGAGGAGGAAGGCGTGAACGAGAAACATCATACGATTTGCATCGGCAGGTATACGTTGCAGCGGTTGGCCAATCGTGAAGAAGTGACGGTAGAGCTTAGTGATGATTATCGCGTCACTCTGCTAGATGCGAGCGACTTCCCAAGATCAATGCTGAAGGACATAGCGCTCACGCAAACGCCAGACCCGCGCGATCCAGATCCATCGCGCTCCGGCATCTTCCGCGATCATAACTGTTCGTATTGCAAGAGCGGCGAGAAGCCTTGCGTGCAAGGCAATCCGTCACAATGCGAATTCCCAATGGCGAGGAACGACTAATGCGCACCATCCTCTTCACCATTGCGCTCGTCGCGTGGGCGGCCGGCGCGTGCGTCTACGGCTTCGAGAGCGAGATGAACGCAGCGCCGCGCGTCGTGTTTGTGGAGGCGCGGCTATGAGCGCGGAAGCTGCAGTGGTGTTGCGTAAGGCGCGAGCTTTGCTTGAGAAGCCTGAGCACTGGACGCAGGGCATGATGGCGCGTGGCAAAAGCGGGCGCCGTATCTTCTACGGATCGCGTTCAGCAGTGTGCTGGTGTGCCGATGGCGCTATTTGGCGCGCAGCTAATGGGAGCCTCATTAGTAGGAAGGGCTGGGTTGCCAATGCGGCAGAGCAATATCTAAGCGCCGCGACGGGGCGGCGTGTCTCTGCTTTTAATGACGCGCCCGAGCGCACGCACGCTGAAGTCTTGGCCGCCTTCGATCGCGCCATCGCACTAGCGGAGGCGGCCAATGTCTGACTGGCTCGCCCAATATTACCGCGACATATCGGCCGCTGAGGCGCTGAACGAAGCGCTGGACAAGTGGCAAGCCGCAACTGGCGCCAAGCGCAACGCATGCCGCCGATGCGCCAAGCGGCTGCTCATGCGCATGCAGCGGCAGAAACACGAAAGCCGCGCGCAACTGCATCGGTTGGCGCAAGCGGCGAGAGAACGGAGGGCGGCGGCATGACCAGGGAAGTAAAGCGCGGCGATATTTACGACTGGTGTTTAGGAGATGATGATACCGCTATTGTCTATATGTGTGGTGTGGACTGGCAGCATCACACGTTAGGCGAGGCGGCGCCAACCGTAGTTTATCCCTCTGTGGAAATCCTCAAAGAGAGACGCCCATGCGTCACTGAATGCGGCATCGTTGAAGTAGCAATGACTGTGCGCCGCTGGGTTACGCCACAGAAGATTGGCGGAGGTGACACATGACCCGCCCCATTCTAACCGCCGCCATCTGCACCGTAGCTCTATCCGGCTGCGCGCAGCCCGTAATCCCGCAGCAACCCCCGAATGGACGCACAGCATGCCTGGTGCGCGGCTTAACCGGGCCGGTGTTCTCATGGCTTACGGCCGGCGAACCTACGCTGCGCAGTCTCGGCTACGCGGTCGAAGTCCACGACATGGGCGTTGAACCCGCCGCGCTGGATCACTGCGATGTAGTGGTCGCGCATTCGTGGGGCGCGCCGCCTGCATTGAAAGCGCACGGGCCGCGCTGGGAATTCATCGTGGATGGGTTCGCCATTGCCGGCATGCGCTGCCATGACGGTGCGCAATGCGTCAGTTGGTACAACACCACCAACGTAACCGGATGGCATCTCGACGGCGCGGAGAACATAGCGGCAGAGGGCGTGGATGCACTGCCGTTCATTGGCCATGTGCTGATGCCGCTGAATATGTGGGGCGCGATTGCGGATCGGTTGATGCCGCAAGTAATGGCGGAGGCACGGAAATGAAAATCACCGTATGCGACTTGTTCAATGATGAGAAGACGCAGGCCGTTGCCCCCACGTCGCGTATAGAATTTGGCGAGGGTATCAATAGAATTACGGTCTCTGTCGTAGATGGCGCGCTGCACATTAGCGGTGATGCTGCCATTTCGGTTTGGCCACGCGCCGCAAATCTGGTGTGGATTAAGTCGGAGTGGAAGCGGTGAACGCCAGCACCCCAGCCGATATCCTGCGCGCAGTCGTCACCGAATGCCCGAACGGCTGCCCCGGCGCGTTGCATGAGTCTGAGCACGCGGATGGGCTGCATCTGACGTGCGCCGAGTGCGGGTTCTGGGCGGAAGAGGCGTTCGCGCTGCGGCTTATGGAGAAGTTCAATGTCTGACGTGCGAGCGTTGCCGCCAGTTGTGCATGATCCAGAGTCGCTGTTTACAGCGCGCTGGGCTATACGCGATGCATACACACGCATTCAGCGTTTACGCCAGGTTGATCCGACCATTCGCGACTTGCTAAATACGCTTGATGATATTTGCATAGATCTGACCAACGAAATTGCAAGCATTGAACCGGAGATACAGTTTCGTTCAGTGCGCGTGATTCAGATTGCAGCTGGGGAAGTCTCATGACCCACATCATCGAATCCCTCGGCCGCATGGCAGCCGGCGCACAGGAGCGCGCGGAACTCGCTGTTGAGCGTGGACGCGACGCTGAGGCCGATGCGCTGTTCAGCGTGCAGGAACGCGCTGACGATCTGCTGGTGGCGTTGGCGCGTTGGCATGGCGTTGCGGGAGATGAGCTGTGAGCGAATGGCAGCCGATTGAGACGGCGCCGAGGGATGGTAGGAAGTTCCTACTCTGGGATGGCTGGCAGCAGTGCTTAGCTTCCTACGAGAAGGGGCGCTACCTAGCGACGCACGGAAGAGCCGAAGACAGCCGCCGAATAAGTGAGCCTTCAATGTGGCATCCGCTACCGGAGCCACCCCCATGCTGAACACACCCGATCGCCTGACCGTCGCGGCCATCGCGCGTCAGGAGGACGCACGCGCGTGGTGCAGAACGAAACAGCGCTGGTGGTGGCTGCAACGTTGGGCGCTTTGGCAATTGCCGCAGTTAGCGCTTGTCGGCGCGTTCGCGGGGTTTGTTGTGTGGTTGTGGGTGAGATAAGGGAGTATGTGCAATGCCGGATGGCATGACGAAGCCGCGTAAATCAAAGCTATTGGCCACATCGCCAGAGCTTATCAAGCCGCGTAAACCAAAGATCTTGATCTACGGTCCAAGCGGCGTCGGCAAGACACAGTTCGCGCTCGACTGGCCGAATGTTTACTTCATCGATGTGGAAGGCGGCGCAACGCAGCCGGAATATCGTGAGAAACTACGCGCGGCTGGCGGATTGTATCTCGGCCCAGATGAAGGAGCCGCATCTTTTGATGTAGTGCTTGACCAGGTCAAAGCGCTCGCGACCGAATCGCACGATCGCAAGACATTAGCCATTGATAGCATGACGAAGTTGTTCGCTAATGAGATAGCGCGTGAAGCCGAACGGCTTACGGATGCAGGCAAAAAGAACGAGTTCGGCGCTGACAAAAAGCCAGCCGTCAATTACATGCGGCAGCTTGTATCGTGGCTTACGCGCATGAACATGAATGTCCTTTTGATCTGCGGCGAGGTCGCGGAATGGGGCAATGAAAAGGGCGAGCGCGTTCAGATCGGCTCTACCTTTGATTGCTGGCCTAGGCTGGAATATGAACTGGATCTCGCGATCCAGGTTGTGAAGACTGGGTCGTCTAGATTTGGGCGCGTGCGGAAAAGCCGAATTGCGCCGTTCCCACATGCATCTACGTTTGAATGGTCTTATGAGGCTTTCTCAAACCTCTATGGCCGAGATG